CGAAAAAGAATTGCTACATAATGAAATCAGGTGTAGGGGGTACGCCGTTGATTTCAACAGTTACATATAATGATTGGAACGTAAGCCACAACGAGCTTTATGATAAATACCGGATCCAAATATTAAACGGTCTTTCAGAGTTAAAACACGTCCTTAGAAAAGATCCCAAGATAAAAGGATTTGTATGGATGCAGGGCGAAACCGATGCCATCGAAACTGGGGCAGGCACTCAATACAAAACTAATTTTTACGGGATGTTTAATGCATTGCTGGATGCAATGACGACGGCGGGGTGGACGGTTGATGAAGTTAGGCTACTTGTATTTAGGATCACCGACGCGGGTGGGTTTTCTTATGATGTAACGGAATATCCATTAGTCAGAACAGCCCAGGAAGAAATCGGCGACAATTACCTGACAGATAATCCCTCCTATTCAACAAAGGTTGACGGGTCCACTTGGAGGGATACCGACACAAGAACCTTTTTAGATGCACAACATTATGACGGTGCAGCATTGGACGAAATGGGTAAGGAGTGTTTTTATTACCTGTTCCCATTCGCCAACCTTATTTTTGTGCTTCCAGGTTTAATGTGGGTTTCCAAGCGTAAAAAGGATGATGATGATTACTTTGATGACTATTTCGATAAAATTGCAGCATAATTTTTAACATCTCTTTTATGGCAACTTTCTGGGTTAGGGCTTCCATTTGGAAAAAGATCGTATTAACGTTTAACGTGCTTTTTACCTCGCTACAAGGATATGCAACATCGATGGAGGCCAATAACAATTGGCATTATCTTTTAATGTTCATTCAGTTATTCGGAAATATCATAGCTTTCTGGACTGAGGACAGGAATAACGACGGTGTTATTGATGTGGCCCAGACGGAAACTGAAATTATAACGAAGATTAAAACAGCGGGTCCGGTTATCGATTCTGAAACGGAAGTGAAGCAAAAGGAAGAACCCCCAACGACATGAAAATATTAATCCTATTTCTGGGAATCCTTATTGGATTTCCAGCCATAAGCCAGACAGACAGTTTATTTTTATATAGCCTGAATGGCCAAACATTGGTTTTCGCAAATAAACTAGAAGAACGCGGGGTATCTGTATTTAAAATTTTACCAATCAGTTTAAGAAAGGCCACAAAACAAGATTTATCCATGGGTATGGATGCGCTTTATTATCCAGAAAGCGACGTGCAGGGGGGCAATGCGAGGGGTTCAAAAGCTACGGTGATCATGTACCAATCCCCGGTTAGTGTCCAGGTTACACAAGAACAGTTGGACAAGATAACGGCGTATATTAAAAACTTGCTGGAACCATTGACGGTTCCGGATGTGGTTACCATCATCGATGATGCGGTAGGCCCAGCAAATCAATACATGTTGCCACCATTGACCGCCGGCGGGGCGCCACGTGTTTCGACTCATCCGAATAATACCGGTAGTTATACAGACTGGAACCATTGGAACAACCAACCATGGAACGTGAACCATCAAAATAACTCGATATCATTTTGTTACCTGAAAGACGCGTATTTGGAAATCAGGTGGACGGGCTACAAAATTGAATGGTATACCGAAAAGCGTAATAATCACGGGATTGCTGGGGTTAGCATCGACGGGGGACCGGAAACAAATGTGGATCTTTATAAGAACACCACGGTTAATTCAAGTGAATTAGTTTACACGTGGACAGGAACAACCAATGCCCCACATACTTTACGGATCCGGGTAACAGATACTAAGAATGATGCGGCGACAGAAAAAAACATCATTCACGATTACGTCAAAGTTTATTCAAAAGGATCAAACTAAACACCTATGAAACTACAAATCGAAAAATTGGCGGATGGTCGCCATAAAGCAACCTTAGTGGATGCAGCCTTTGCGGTAAGTTTGGTAATTGACGAATTGGTGTTGCCAGCGGTACCGCAGCCGGAACCGGAACCCGAACCACAGCCGGAACCGGAAATTCCAATAGGTGGTATTTCATCAGGATTTGAAGAAGCGATAAGAACGGCGGCAGCCGGAAAGACGGTAGTGTTTGCGCGGGGGACGTATGAGCTTCCGAATATAGTAATCCCTAAAGGGGTTAGTGTTGATTTAGGCGGATCCACTATCAAAGGGAAAACCGCGGGTGCGTTCAATGATCAAAACGCGATGTTTGAGATTGACGGCGGATTGAATCAGACAATAAAAAACGGGACGTTGTTGGGGGGTAATATTGTTTCTGGGCTTGTTATGTTGACCAACTGCGATGGCGTCCACGTTGATGGCATCAAAGGCCAGGACACAAAATTTACAGGTATATGGGCGCGCGGGTGTAAGAACGGATCTATTAAAAATTTCAAGTTACACAACACATCCGGGGCGGTGGAATCCTGGGCAAGTGGGGACTTGGCGTTTTCGGGTTTAACCAATTACGAAATTGCCTTTGGTGAAGTTAGTAGCGATTCTTCACAGCGCGGGTATGGATTCAAAGCATTATATCCAGGGTCGACGCTGGCAAATGTTAAATTCCATCACATTAAAACTGCAATGAACCATAGTTCAATCTGGGCAGGCGGGAAGAGTAAGAACATAGGGTTCGAAATCCACGACACGAAAATATTGGGGACCGTTGAAATTTACGATTGCGTTTTTGGAAATCAAGTTAGTTTGGCGGTAGGCTGGCAAGATCAGGGAAAAGTGATTGTTAGGAATAATTTGTTTGATACCGCGGGCGATACCTATGCGCTGGAAACGCTTTTGGATAACCTCGAATTTTACGATAACAAAATACTAAACACGCAAATGATCTTTGCGAACTTCCAAGTGAATAAGAAGTGGAAAAATTGGAGGGTTGAACGGAATGAATTTAGTAGCCCAGCGACTTGCCCGACATGGGGTGGACTATTCCTTATTGGTGGCGCCGGTGTGGACAACTTGTATATAGCAGGTAATAGAATCACCCAGCGCAATAATGCCCCGTTGATCAAATATATGGGCATTGTAAATTCAGCGGTAAACGATAGCACGATCAAGGCTAATAATACGATCATACCGACGGTTTAATGCCATACAAGCATAAGGTTGACAGGCGGGCACGGGCCCGCCAACGCTATGCGGACGATATCGAGTATCGAGAAAAAGTAAAGAGCCACAACCGGGCGTATAAAAAAGAAAATGGTATTGATTCGGCGTATTACTATGCCAACCAGGAAAAAATTTTAGAAGCCCACCGACAGGATTACCGGAACAAAAAATTAACTTTAATTGAACACACTTTTGAAAGGTTATTAGATCGAGCGGATGGGATAGAGGATCCAATCATAACCAAAAAAAGAAGTCGGCGGATCCCTGTGAAGGGAAAAACAAAGAGGCAAAAAGGTAGGGCATATCCAGAATACGAGGGGAATTATTACGAGCGTAGGGCACAATGGAGAAAGGATAATGGCTATTTTAAAACCGAGGAATACCGCGAATACAATCGCACCAGATTAAAAGCACGGTACCATAAGAAGAAAAACAAAACCAAAAACCATGGCCAAAAAGAACAAAGTAGCCCACGAAGCCCAGGAAGTAGAAACCTACCCGTTAAACTACATCATTAAAAACATGACTTTCAATGTGTATAACGGTGGAAAGATCGTCATTCGAAAGATGCAATCCGGGGAACCGAAGAACGAGCCCAGGCCATAAGGCATGATCCGGCCGGCATTGATGTTGCTTTCCTTAACGGTTAGCACTTTCTTTTTATTTGCCCCAGACGTGGGCCCAGACCGGTATAAACCTTACAAATGCCCGCATTGTAGTCACGAAATAAAGGTTGATACCTGGACTTTCCCCGATGACTCAGAGCGCATAGATTTTTTCCCGTTAGCAGATAAAACGCTGTTCCCAGACACATACATTTTTTTGGGTGGTGTCCACGTTATCCATGTGTTAATGGCGCTGGGGATGGTGATGGCGGAAAGGGAGTTATCGATTTATCAGAAAGCCTACGTTTTATCGGCTACAGTATTTTTATGGATCCATGCAGTAGACACGGTTTTTTACTTCCTTTCCTATGGTGAACCTTTTAATAGCATAAAAATGACTTGGAACATTGCGAAGATTATTATTTTTGCTTATGCAGTATCCAAAGAAAAACATTGAAGACCGGGTAAGCACGTTGGAAAAGAAGGTCGACGCGCGGGATCGCCACGAACGAAAGACCGGGTTTATTATTTTCTTATGCCTGCTTATTACAATTGTGACTTTAATCATGCAATTGTTTCACACCAGCCATGAGTAAAAGACCCCATCATACCACGAATGAAGATTTAATAAGCCGTCTAAATAAGCAGGACGAAATATTAATGGAACAGCAACGCGTACAACATCACACAGATGAAAAACTGCAAATAATCCTTGAAATTTTGCAAGGTAGTTCGGTTCACCGTACCCCGGGAATGCGTTCGGTTGTGGATACTATGCAAATGGATTTACGGACGACAACGGAAAACAACCGGGACATAAAAAAGGATGTTGAATCCATGAAAGATTCAATCAAATCTTTTGATAGTCGATTGGGAAAGATTGAGAAGGGGAAGACTTTTACATGGGATGATATCAGGACTAAGATTGTGGGGGTAATGTTAGCCATCAGCACACTATTAACCATTTCGGTAGCCATCAAAGAATTATTAAGCAAATGATAAAGTATTTGGTCATCCATTGCACGGACACGCCCGCGGGCATGCGTGTACTTCCTGAGGACATCAGATTTTGGCATACCGCACCACCACCAAAAGGACGCGGATGGAAACAGGTGGGTTATTCGGATATGATATTACTAAACGGGGTATTGATCAACTTAGTCCCTTACGATGATGATAACGAGGTGGACCCCTGGGAAATCACCAACGGCGTAAAGGGGATAAATGGGGTTTCGCGGCATGTTGTGTACGTCGGTGGGAAACCTGCTAAAGATACCCGCACTAAGGCCCAGGAAGAAACCATGCGTAAATACGTGCTCGATAAGATTGCCCGTTATCCGGATATTTTGGTGGCAGGGCATAGGCAATTTGACCCCAATAAAGCCTGTCCGTCGTTTGATGTCCCCACGTGGTTGCGATCGATCGGCGTGGAGGAAAAGAACATTTATAAGACCCCAGCGTTACCTATGGCATGACAACATTAATGATAGCGCTTTTCCTGATTACCATAGGAATAGCGTTTTATGTGAACAACCGGCCAACCGATCAGGTGACCAGGAACATTGTAAACATTCTATTGATAGCCGACTTAATAGTGGTCTTGCTTCGAATAGCGGGATTGATGGGGGCTATAAAAATATAAGCAATCCAACGCCCAGGGTAACAACGGCCGTGGCGATGTTGATAGCTCTTTTTAAGAACCGGTCATAAGCGGCCAATTGTTCTTTTTTTAGATTGATGATAGTATCGAGGTTGTTAAATTCCATTTCAGAAAGTTTATCGATTTCATTTTGCCATGCTGTTTTCATAAATTGTGCGTGTTAAAAGGTGTTTAGAAAAGGCCGGGGATTTTGTCTGTTGTAGGGACGGGCTCAAAAACGTCTCTTGTCCCCGGTACTTTTTATACTTCAAAGGTAGCTATGGGTAATCGATCATAAATTTGGAAAGCGAGGTTAAACCATCCCGTGTAAGAAATTGGAAAAACTGGGCAATTGCGGTTTTGTCCATTGCGGTTATTATACTGTTGTGGTTGCTATCGAGCTATAAACCACAGGACGACAAGAAAGAAATTGTATATCAAGACACCATGAAGGTTTGGAGGGCTGCAAAAGCCCGGGAAAGGGCCTATAAGGATAGCGTTTCTTCTGAGTGGGAACGTAGGGCCCAACGACAGATCGCCCAAACGAAGCGACAGGATAAAGAAATCAGGGCAGCCAGGGCAAGGGCAGATAGTTTGGAAGCGGCACTACCTCCACAGGATCCAATAGTGCAGGTGGTTTTGCGGGCAAAGAATGATGCAATTGATTTGTTGACCCAACAGAATGACAGCTTGAAACACCACATATTTATCCAGGACAAGGAATTTAAAGCCTTTGTGCAGGCGGACGTAAACGAAGAGGCTATTGATGCCAAAATGTTACGGGAAAGCGAAGCCCGGGGGGATCGATTAAAAAGAGAGCGGGACCGGTTGGAAGAAAAGCGGAAGGAAAAAAACAAAATCATAACGGGCCTGTTGATTGCACTGGGGATTGAAACGGCTTATTTGGCGCTAAAAGATTAATTTTATGCAAATTCACGTCCACGTACATAACCATCCGGACCAAACGACGGTTGATTTACTTAAACAATTAAAAACTTTAATAAAAAAAGCAATGGCATCAATTCAAGATCTCCAAAACAAGGTTACCGAGCTTCAAAACACGGTAGACACCGAACAACAGGAAGTAGCAAACGCGTTGGGAGCGCTGCAGGCGGAAGTACAAGCGCTAAAGGACCAAATTGCCCAGGGAGCGACCCCGGAACAATTGCAGGCCGAAGTAGATAAAATTCAGGCTATCATCGACGATACAAAATCGACGATACCGAATCTTCCGGAACCGGAAAACCCAAATCCTAGCACACCAGAAGCGTAGTAAGATTTTCCTTTCTCTCTTATCTCGAAAGACCCCAGACCAAAAAGTTTGGGGTTTTTTATTTTGTGTTGTTGTTATTTTAAAAACTTTAACATACATTTAGGTCATCAAACAACATGACGGTATGAAAAAGTATATTTTTGTTTCCCGATTAGAAGTCAGGAAAGGCGGAATCATTCAATTATTTTCGGATCCCATAAAGGCCAACAGTATAGAAGAAGCCTTTGAGCAGTTGCCGGAACGTAACAGGTATCAGATTTTCAGCATCACCAAATGAAAGGGCGCGATTACATTGTTTTGGGCCTTGTTAGCATAGGGGCATTATGCATGTTCGGGGCCTTAGGGATTTCTATCTATTTGCAATATTTTAAGTATGGCGATATCATAACAGCCCAGTTGACACCACGGCAACAATTGGCAATGTCATGGCCGGTTTGGGTATTGTTTGGGATGGGGGCAATGTTTTTGGTTTTGGGTAAGATCGTAGACATGTTCACAGATTGATTGCATAAAAAATGAAAGAATACCAGGACTTAAAAAATTTCAATAGCATTAAAGAGCTATTGGATTTAGAATCAGACGCAGAATTGGTGGCACGATGCGCCCGGAAGAAAATGTGGAGTATTGACAAAGCGCAATGTATTTTCGCGGCTATAATGTTTTTGGCGATCGGGGTAGTTATTGGATTTGTAATTTATTGGCTTTTCCTCCCATTTAATAATAAAACAGGGATGCATGTTATAATGGGGATTAATGCGGCCATTCATTTAAGGTTAATTCTTCAGGTTTTTGGGTTAAAGTAAATTATTGCAATGGAAAGCTTTGAAGAATTGCAGGCCATTAACAAGGAAGGCCGGGCCATTTCAAAAGAAGCCACGAAGGCAATGTGGAATGGTTACCGGAAGAAGATGTGGCGGAAAGTCATTATCCTATTATTGTGGTGGTTATTTTACGATTTAGCCGTGGTCTTTCTTGGGGAATTGATAGGGGAATTTATGGAAGACACATTACATTCAATAGTGATGATGATATTTTTTTAGTTCTATGACTAAACGGGAAAAATTATTACGGGCTATCCGTTCCTTTCATTACCAGCAATTGGTAAGCAGCCCGCAAAAGACTTCATTGATTATTAAAAAATTAAACACAAGGATAAATGGATGCAGCAAACGCAAGGCCCGAAGGAAAAGAGGAACCCAAATTAGTATCCCCGGGACCGAAAAAGAAAGGTATTACCCCGAAGCGCTCTACCGTTCCGGCGCAAGTTAAACCGACCCCGGACAACATGATCGTAATGGCCCTGCAGGCAAACAGGTCCATGGAAGAAATCAAATCATTAATTGATTTGCGGAATGCTGAAATCAAGCGTATAGCGGAATTGGAATTCAATGAAGCAAAGGCCGAATTTTTGAAGACTGTTCCAGCGATCAAAAAGAACAGGGAGGCAGATTTTAAGGAAACCAATTCCGGGAAACGTGGAGCATCTTACAAATATTCCGACCTCGACAATTTAATCAATACCGTAAAAGAGGCGGAAGGTAATGCGGGGCTTTCTCATGACTGGAAGGATGGCAAAAACGAAAAAGGTGAAATAGAAGTGACTTGCATTTTATCCCACGTGGGTGGTCATTCTAAAAGCACTACGCTTTCATTTGGGCTGGATACATCGGGGGGTAAGAACGGTATCCAGGCGATGAAATCAACAATAAGCTATTTACGGCGGGCTACCCTGGAAAGTGTTTTAGGGCTTCCACAAGGCGGGGAAGATGACGACGGACACGCAGCCCAACGGGACGAAAAAGGATTGGAGAAATTGAACGCGGAACAGTTTAACCAAGTTGTTCGGTCCATTATGGGTGGAACGCTTACGGTTGAGAATGTCCGTAAGACTTATTCGTTATCAGCGGAACAGGAAACGACCCTGGAAGGGTTGAAAGAGGGGTTAAAGCGATGAAATGGGTTATTTTAATAGGTGCGCTTTTGATCTTTATTGACTTTGGATTCATTGTGTTTGTTATTGTATCTAATCCCGGGAAAGAAGAGGCCGAAATATGGTGTACTTATCAAAGGACCCTTACGTCCTGTATTTTCTATATGGGCGTCGGGACAGGAGTTTTAGCAATTGGACTATTGAAATATTTTAAGTTAACGGAATGAAACTACCATCCAACAGCATCAGCACAACCATAGTGCCTTTTTACGTATGTGAGCGATGTAACATAACATCCAGGACTAAGGGCCGGATGATCCCGTGCCCGCGTGGGGGATGTGAGGCCGTCCAGAAAGGGAAGATTACAACTACCGTTAAAGTTGAAATTGAATGAAAGCTATGGGCATTGTTTTAATTGTAACCGGCATATTTATGATCATTGCGGGGTTTTCGATGTATACAAATAAAATCCCAATGGTTGAAAGCCAATTTGGTAAATATGTAATCGAACAGGATGTGCAGGCTAGTGGGGATTATGTCAACTTAGCTGAATTCCCCAGGGTAAACACACACATTTGGCACAATGAGTCGATTGTAAAAAGTTGGTATGATCATATCGAATCAGATAGCACAGCCGGGGAAGCCAGACAACGGGCGGAAGAGTGGATTAAAATGATCAAGGAAAACGAAAACGCGGCACAACAATGATTCAAAGAATATCGCAAAGCTTCATTAAGGACTTTTCCAGCTACTTAGAGGGGGAAGAGTGCGGACTTATCATAAACGCTAAGTATGTTGACGATCGTATATTGGATGATCCGGACGCGGACCCAGGGGCTAAAGAGCTAGGGGCATATTTCGAGTTTTTAGCCTTTGGAGCTTTACCAAAAAGTGGTATTGTCCCCAAAGCTAAGATGATGGCCAGCGGTAAAGACATGATGGCGGAATACAGATTGGCCACCATTAACGCTAAACGGGTCCGGGAATTGATTACTGTTACTTGGAAACTGGAAATAGTAAAGGTCGGATGGCACGTTACTAAGGGCAGATTTTCGGGCACCATTGACATGTTATGTAAGGCAACGGACTTTGTGACCTTCGATAATGGGGAAAGCTGGGAACCTGGGCAATACATTGTGATAGATTTGAAATATTCCGGATTGGTTGGGGATACGACGCCATCCTATAACAAGCATGGTTGGAAGTTTTCACCGGTTCAAAGGCGGTACCACGGGATCCAGGCAAAGCAATATTATTTTATTACCGACGAAACGCCATTTTACTTTTTGGTTACCCAGTCCAACAACAAGGAAGGGACGGTATCGGACATGAAGTTTTTCCACGTGAAAATTGATCAAACTGACGTGGCCCGACACATCAACGAAGCCAACGAGTATTTCGAAAAGTTCGAGGTTATGGCCCAGGTTGGTTTTACTCCGAGGCCTTCGCTAAAAAGGTGTAGCAAGTGCCCATTACGGGAAGAGTGTACGGTTAAGCATGTTTACCCCCATCCTGAAACAATCTTGTTAAATGAGGACCTTTAGAACGCCCAATTCACGGTTTACGATAAAGTTGCAATATGACTTCCAGGTGTATTACCGTTCCATTATGGGGTCTGAATGCGGGGTAACAATGATCAATGGGAATATACACGTAGCGGCAAAGGAAGGGACGGTGATCATTCCCCAGGATGGTAGCTACGTTCGATTTATCGCCAATAGTTGGTATTCAGACATAGACGTACAAAACCTGTAAACTAAAAGGCAGGAACCGGCCTAGCGGTTCACCAATAACTATGAAAAAGTTTCTTTTAGTATTTGCCTTATTGGCTGTTTGCTTGTCGGTTTCCGATCAGAGCACCACCTATGCGAATTGCAAAAACAAGTCTTTTAGCAAAAAGGACGAACCCAAAATTTGTTGCGTGTTCACCGGTACGGCTGGATATTGTTGGAAGTGCTAAAAACTTAATTGGGGGTTACATCCCCCTTTTTATTGTTAAGTTTTTAAAATAAGTCATATATTTGAATTATGACTAAGGAGCAAGTAAAGAAGCAAATCAAAAAAAAGTTTAAAACCTTATCGAACTTTGCCCGTTGTGCTGGGATTGATCGAACAAGGTTGCAGGTAATATTTGCCAGGGATACCCGACCGACTAAAGAGGAAATACAGGCATTAGCGGATCAATGTAAAACCACCGAATACCGGGAAACGGGCAATTTGGTCGACCATGAGAAAGTAGAAGCGCTACGGGGCCATATTGAAGCGGCTGGGGGTGTTTATAGGTTTGGTAAGGATAACCCACAGTTTCCAACAGAAAGTATTTATTTGATTTTGAACGGTACCAGAAAAAGGCATTCCAAGTTGGTGCAATCGCTGTTCGATCATTTTAAGATTTAGTTAATTTTGATCATCTAATAGTTAAACTCCCAACTGTCTGAATGACGGCAGGCGGTTGGGGGTTGGTTAGCAATAACCAATGGGCCCGGTGTACCGTCATGTATTCCCGGGCCTTCCTTTTTTTATGGACAGAATCAACGATTATTTGCACTTGTATTTAGGTCATGATGTACAGGTAAGAAAGAAAAACGACAGCGACCGGGATTATTTGGTGGGTAGGATTTGTGAGGTTACAAGAAAGTCAAACCACGGTGATTGGATTCGGGTGTGGTTTGATGATTGCCACAAAGTCACATATAACACCTTTGATGAGCACACAAGTAATTCCCATTCGTTCTTCATGGGTGAAGACGAAATAAGGTTGGTTTTACGCCCATTGTCAGAAATCACAGATGAAGAAATTAGGCGGTTGATTCACTGGGACAAAATTGTAAACGAGTATGCCACCGTTTCTTTTTCGCGGAAAATAGTAAACGATAAGTTGGTTGGAATCGATATAAATTTTTCGATTCTTACGGATGAGGGGGAACAGGTGATGGACTGGGCATTGGAGTTTCATTTGTTAAATGCCTATGATTGGGCAATTTTAATGTCTATGGGGCTTGATGTTTTTCATCTTATAGAAAGGGGTTTAGCCATCAAAAAGTCATGAGCGAAAAAATCAGAACCTTAGGCCTTTATCAGCCATACGCGGAATTGATGATGCACGGGAAGATTGAAACGCGATGGATCCGGAAGGGTAGTAAACCACCGTTTCCAAAAGGCCGGTATTTGCTTTATGCAACTAAAAAGGAATACACCTTAACACAATTGAGCATTATTGCGGGCGATCAATACGAGCGAATTAACGAGATAATAAACGGGCTTACTTTGCTACGGGGGACAGCGCTGGCAGTTGGGGACCTTGTGAAACATATTTACATTGTTCCAGGGATGGAAGATCAGACCTTTGTAAGGTATCGGCCACCGTTGGCGAAAGTTATGGTGGGGCTCATCTTCGAGAACGTGCGGCGGATAAAGCCTTTTCCATTCAAAGGCAAACAGGGGGTTGGGTTTCTGTCTGAGGAAGACAAAAAGAAAATCGAATATTTATGATAACAAAATCAGAGGTTGATAAAGAACCCCCGGAAGTGCTTAGATCCTGCCATGACTGTAAATTTTTGGTCGGGTATGTTAATTTGTGGTGTAAGAACGAAAAAGCGGTAAAGGCCAGGGGAACGGCTATACCTGGGGTTATCCATTGCCCGTATTGGCAGTCAGAAAGGGCGAAATTGAAACCATCAAAAAATAATAAAATGAAAAGGGGATTTTGGCTTTACTTCACTTTGTCTTCATTGGCTTTTATTGGGCTGTTCCTGCTTATGGAATCCGGGGCGTCTAATTGGCGGGCATTGGTGGCGGCGGTGTGTTTTATTGCTATGGGGGCGATAGCGGCAAAGTATCGAGCATGGGAGGTTTGAAGAAGTTATCCACAAAATCAAAAGTTATCCACAAAAGATTGTTGATAACTTTCTACACCAGGATTTGAAAAAAGATAAATCAATGCAGTATGTTTGAAAAAAGACTTTACGGCTCTACCTTTGTTAAAGTCAGTCAAAAGACATTAGAAATGCCTTTGATGCAATTGGGAAGTAGAGCCCCCGAAAGCGTCCGAGGCATTTTGATTTTACAGGCTCTACATGAATTCACCATAACAGTCCACCGTATCGAGGTGGCATTTCGCGTCAAGTGGTCCAGCCCTACGGGGTCCGCATTTTCCGAGCAAAGGAGTAAAAGTCTTCACCTCAACAACCAACGATTAAAAGAGCGTACCGAGGGGCAGCATTCATTTTCTTTTTTTAGGGGGTTAGGGGGTCGTTTTTTTCTTTTTTGCCTTTGTCAACTACAAATTTTCTATAGGATGCGCACGGTCATGACAAAGCCGTAGCAACACTAGTTTAAAATCGTCAACAATAAAATATAGTTTATGAGATCAGAACGGGAAATTAAACAAGCCATTAAGGTTTTGGAAAAAGTGAAACGCGGGGATATTCCAGACCAGCACGGCAACCCACCGACCGAAGACGCAATGGTTGGAATGCAATTGCAACTTGACGCTTTCCGGTGGGTGATGGGCGACGAAAATGATTTTTCTAAAGCGATTAAAGGCGTTGAGGATCACATTAGAAAACTTGGGGTTAAAGTATGAATCCGCTCGAAGCCTATTCCAAATATCCCAGCAAGAAAAAGGCGAAGAAGCTGGACAAGCTTATCAAGCAAGAATTAAAACACAAGATAGCACAAGGACAACAGCGGGTTTTTTATAACAGATTATTCGCACAATTAAACCAGGAATAATGAAAATCAAGATTAAGCTAACATCGAAAGAATTTGATATCCTGAATCGCATACAATCAAAAATTTTTGGTTTTCAGGGTAAAGAATTGAAGACTGCGGAAAAGTTAATTTCAGGGTTTCCGGCATTGCTCAAATACGGCAGTGGATCATATTTGGAATTAACAAGCATTGGCCAACTGGCATGGGAACAGAATCAACCTAAGGAAGATTCGAAAGTAGAAAAGCCAAAAGACGTTGTGTATACCCAATGCGTTGATTTTTGGCTTAAAAACTTTCATCCCGGGTGGACATTCGGAGGTACCCAGGGGAAGGCGCTAAAAAGTCTTATCAACAAGATTCGTACAATTTCAGCGGGTTCAACCGATGCCACCGTGGTCGCGACCTTTCAAAAACTTTGCCAGATGTTGCCAGAATGGTATAAACAGAAGGATTTACCGGTGATCGATGCAAAGTTTAACGAGATCGTGACAGAAATAAAACAGGGTCCGGTAAAAAAGTCCTGGAATCAGATGAATAGCGCGGAACGGATGTTTTTTGATCTATGAAAGAAGCCGTTTTTCATTTTTCAGATGGTAGTTATTATCACATCCGGCCAGACGGTGTAGGAGATACGATTTTTGGAAGCGAAGCCCATAAGCAAATGTATGCGATAATGGAACGGGAAAGGTTGATAAAACGCAATCTTACATTTCTGGAAAAGATCAATTTGATATTAGTTACAAGTCCACTATATGAGCGAAATAGAAAAGTTTAACGGTAAGCTTTTAGAGCTATCCCAAAAGGAAAGGGGGGTAGTAAAAGCACTTATAGTTTTTAACCAGCTACGGGCCTTTAAACTGGACGTTGTGGAGGTTTTAGGCTGGAAGGACACATTATTACGGGTGATGCCGGATATTGATGTGGAGGTGCTCAGGATGGCCGTGGATGCGCTTATATCAGGTAAGATCCCATACGATCAAAACTTAGGGATTCGGAACATAATAATAGCGGTGAAACGGATTTACCGGAACGACGACGGGAAATTGGAAATACTAACGATTTATTGAATATGGCAAAAATCATTTTTGTAGGCATCCACAATGCCCCAGGTAAAACCCCATTGGATTCGTCGACATATACCGGGAAGGTGGTTGAATCCATCGCCATGGGGATAGGCTGCGAAATCATTAAAACCAATCTATGGGACCAAACAACCCACCCAGAAATCAACAGGCGAACTTTTGGCCATCACATGGGCCATGTGGAGGATTGGATCAGGCGGGCGGACTATAAGCCGGGGGACGCCATTATTTGCCTGGGGGATTTGGTTTACGGGGTGTTTTCTTACTACCGAAAGGCTGAATGCCCAGCGACAGAAAGCCCGAAGCTAATTAAGTTATTACACCCATCGTCGTTTAAAGCCAGGATGCATAAAACGGCATACATCAACGAGGCCACGGAAATCATTAAAAACAATATTTAATGCGCTGTAAATCCTGGGCAGCTGAATGCAAAAGGGGATGCGGGGCAACCTGTTTTGCGGAAAAGCTTTATAGGCCATCCAATGGAAGCGAGGGTGAAGGTTTTATGGATGATTTTTGCAATCAATGTATACATGATAATCCAGATCCGGAATCATCCAATAAATGCGAAATATTGACCGCTACGATGTGCTTTTATCCCAGCGATAAAGAATATCCCATGGAATGGATTAAAACGGCAGACGGGCCAAAATGCACCAAGTTTGTAAAGTGGGATTGGGGCAATGGCGATCCAGACGACCCCGACAATCCAAATAGGCCACCTGATCCACCGGACCCAATGCAATTGCATTTGTTCCCATTATATCACCCTGAATTATTACAAACCCCCGTATTGGTATGATGCATAGCGTTGAATCTGAGGTTTTCGGACCACTACCAAAGGACACGGAGAACGCCATAATAGCTTGCGAATACATGGTAAAGCGCAAAAGGAACGTGCTTACCAAAATGGAGCGTAAAACCGAGCTAACAGAAAACGAAAAAATTAAGATTGGGGCGGAATACGACTTTATCAAAAACGTCGAGCATTTAATCAAAGCATTCAAACGAACATTCCATGCCAGTTTGGGTAAACTTCCCCCATGTGACCTGGATTATGAGGAAGCAATATTAGGGGCGTTAATGCTTCATTCCATAGATGGCCAGGATTCAGCCTTAGGGAAAGGAGTAGGCCCAGCCCCGATAAAGTCAATAAGAAGCTTTTTAAAGCCTGAACATTTTTACATGGCAGCCCATGAAATAATTTATACCACCATCCTTGAATTATTCGACGCAGGGCAGCCGATCGACATGCGGGCGGTAAAAGATAGGCTAAGGAAGAAAGGGCAATTAGAAGTGATTGGCGGGGCCTACAAGCTGGCAGATTTAACCAGTAAGGTAAGTTCATCCGCTTCGATGGATTATTGGGGTAGGGTGTTGGTAGAATTCGCTATGAAGCGGGAATTGATAATGGTATGTTCGGACAGTTTAAACAAGCTTTTCGACGATACGGAAGATGTGTTTAATATCATCGATGGGATCAAGGAAGCATTTGAAAAAGTAGAAGGTTGGAAGAAAAAATGAATTTTATGGCAAAAAATTGGAGTGACGAAATTTATTATTCATCGGCATACTGGGCTGGCCGCATGATTGATATGCCGGATTCACGTATAGCGTGGGATATTGCTAAAGAAATAGCAAAAGAACTTCAATCCATCCGTGATCAACTTGCAGCAAAGGAAAAAGAGCTAATCGATTTACAATTCATCGCCGGAAATTATCCGAATGTCCTTAATGAACAGGACCGAAAGATATATGCGGCGAATGAAATTATTAAAAAGCTGTTAACAATAATTGAAAACTCCCCATTACAAGAAGATTGTGTTGCCGGATTTGATGAGGTTAAATTTTGCTACTTCAGAAATGGAGATGGGAATAAGTGTCTTCGTTGCCTTGATAAATCAGTAATCGACAAAGCCAAAAACCTTTTGAAGTGAAGAAAAAGACACAGCCACCGGACAATAAACAATTTGAATCCGCGGTATTAGCCCCGGATATAGCCAGTTTAATAAACGAGCATTCCGAAGGGGAACAAGTGGGGCAGACGTCCCGGGTTGATAAACTAGATGACGTCTTTAAATGGTTTCCCGGAACGCTCAATGCCTTTTACGGATGGGCCAATGATGGCAAGGGAACGTTTTATGAATTTCTTGCAGTAATGCGGGCAAAGCTGGACAACAAAAAGTTTTGCATGATGCGGCAGGAAGATATATCATCCACCAAGTACAAAGGCGAAGCGCCCAAAATAACATCAAACCGGATCTTCAAAAGTCTTGCATGGATGTTGACCGGTAAGTGTCCTTACAAGGGGTTTGCTGAAAAGAACAAAATACCGCAGATTGATAGAAATGAATACATGGAGGCCTTACTATGGCTGGAAGAGCATTTTTACATCGTCAACCCAAAGGATAGGTCATGGCCGGCAGTAATGGGACTGTTTCAATTTATGTACGAAAAATACGGTATTGATCATTTTGAAATAGATCCCTGGAAATCCATCAAAATGGGGACAGACGACAGGCGGGCGGACCATCAATTGGATGACATGTTTATCGAGGGAAAGGAATTCGCGGTAAAGACAAATACAACACTGGACATTATAGCACACCCAAAAAGCCTGCAGGATGTTCGCGTGGGTAAACAACCGGATTCACCATTCAAGGTTGTAACTCAATTCCATATCGCAGGGGGTGCAGCATGGGACAATAATATGGACGCCCAATATTCAATTTACAGGCCCGAAAGACATTTAAACCCCCGGGATCCGTCGGTAGAGTTTCACAACCTTAAACAGCGTAACAGCGAGGAAGTAGGGGCCCAGCGGGGTATAGTAAGGGGAATAAAATTCGATCGGTTGACACATAGGTATTATTTTGATGGCGTGTGTCCATTGGATGGAAGTTTTGCCAGGGGACATGGACAACAAACGGCGGTAGATTATACGGCACCAAAGTTTGAAGCGCCCCAGCCGGTTAATGATAACGATTTACCATTTTAATCAAGAAATAATGAAAACATTTCGACAACTACAGGACGAAGCGGCCAGAAAATCGCCTTTGGATACGTATAAAAAAATCAATGATTGGGCCGCAAAGCAATACGCTAAACAGTGGATCCAGCGGGTAGCTGAAAAGGCAACCATGGAAATGACGCCGGGGGGTGTTAAATGGATTGATACCACAAGCATCCTAAACGTTAAAATGGAAATTGATGCACATTGATCCAAAAGACTTAATCCCCATAAACCTAAACGACTTCCAGGCGGGGGGAACCTTTTACCATTTACGAAGCCCTGGGGATTACGAGCGGGTGAAGTTTGATAAATCGGACTTTGAAGGTCCACACGCCCGGGCTTTGATTTGGTGTTGGCTGGAAGAAAAAAAAGGCGAATTGTTTTTAGTCAGGAACAGACCATGGAAACCATACACTAAACTATGAAAGTCTTTTTATACACAGCTGGGGACCCGAACAGCCACAAGGAATTGGGAAGGAAGTTGCAGGAACTTGAATCCGGCAAAGAATACATCATTGAAGTAAAAAAAAATAGGGCTATTCGATCCCTGAGCCAAAACAAGTACTATTGGGTAATCCTGCAAATTATTGCTATTTCAACCGGGGAATACGACAAAGATACTTTGCATGATACGTGCAAAAAGAAATTCAACGGCCATTGGGTACATTTCCCGAGTGGGGATGAGTATTTAGGCAAAAGCACATCTGATTTAGATAGCGCAGAATTTACAGCCTATTTGAACCGCGTTAAACAATGGGCGCTCGAAGAATTTAATATCATTATACCTGAGCCAAAAGATATTGATTATAAGCGCTGGATGGAAATTGAAAACAGTTACGACGAACATTTTCACGGATGAAATATGATATGCAAAATTGAAGGCTGTTCCCGCCCAGCGGAAAACGAACAAACCGGACTTTGCGCCACCCATGCTTTTCAAGCCAGGAAGGCAGCGAGGAACCCCAAACAGGCCCATAGGCCTAGAATAAACCCCGTTAGCGATAAGATGAAATCCAGGCTATCGGAATACTCCCAAATCAAAAAGAATTGGATTAAGGGCAAGCGATGCGCTGTATTTCCAGAAAAGTGGGCTACGGACGTACACCACAAAAAAGGCCGTATAGGATTTGCGGACAAGTGGGCCCGGGATAACAACATACCGTTATTGATTGACACCCGTTTTTGGTTGCCGGTATCGAGGGAAGGGCATATTAAGATCGGGGATTTACAAGCCTGGGCGATGGAACAGGGATTTACTTTACCGAGGAATGAAGAAAAATAAAATATTATTGTTGTTATTTTAAAAACTTTAATATAGCTTTGATTCACCAACAACAAAAAACTTCGCAGGTTTATGGAAACAATCAAAGAAAAAATCCAGGCATTAGGGCACCAAAAGGCGGCCACGTTCATGGGATGCATTTATGTAAATTATTTAGTTTGGATGAATGGCGGATTACAAGGCTATACACACCAAGCGTTACAAAAATGTGAAGAAAGGGCAAAAGAAAATGCCTTAAATACCACATTTGATTCATTAATCGAATCCATCATCAAAGGAATCAACAGAGAACCGCAAACGGTAACCGAGCAATATTTTAAAAAGGCTTATACTGAGTGGTTCGCAAAATAAAACCATGCGAAGGTCCCCGGGGCGATAGGATCATAACCGGGGTTTTCGCTGGGACATCATAAACTAAAACTTTCGCAGGTTATGAAAAAGTTTAAATGGAAATTAGAAATTACCCTTGAAGTGGCCGACACTTGGGTGGAAGACGGCTTTGATGCAAAAGAACGCCTGGACGACATTCAGGAATCAATTGAACACCTTATCCCGTATGCGTATGCTCATGAGTTTAAGGTAAAAGCCAGGGTAATCAGCGCCCCAGACAATAAAAAGATTCGTGAAATTCAAGGTTACCCGTCATGACCATCCATCAGCGTGATTTACTCAAATGCCTATTAATAGGCCTTTGTACAGCATATATATTGGTTGCCTTTGGGGCTTTCATTGTCGGTAAAATAATTGGATAGTTATATGCAAAAAATTATTTATAAATGCGACGTGTGTGGCAGTGATACAAAATCCATTGCGACAGGAAAAGACATCCAGGTAATCTTTACAACCGAAGAAAACGAGGGGCGGTCGATAGATCCATACCTATCCATTCGTAAAATTGACATTTGCAAAGATTGCATGCAGAAGGTTTTAGCGGGCCATTACATTTACGGGGAAGGTGCCATGGGATACAACAAATATTACTTTAAAGCCTACTAACCAAATGGAGCGAATAGAAATTGACCCCAACCATCCAAAATTGAAGGATAATGAATCATCCATCAGCACGGCCATAGCAAAGTTTAATTACCCTGCAGATGTTGCATTAAGTATTCAACAGCAATTCGAACCATTTGAAAAGCAGGCCAACGAGTGGAAGGAAAAAGCCATGGCCATGGTGGTGACCGATGTTAACGACAAACAAGGCATGCAGGAAGCCAGGGCGGCACGGTTAGCATTACGTCAGGTCCGTTTGAGTGTTAAGGACAAGTACAACGAACTGAAGGAAGAAAGCCGGCGTAAAGGTCAAATGTTGGATTTGATCAACCGGACTTTAACGAGCTTAATTGAGCCATTGGAAGCCCACTTACAGGAACAGGAAGATTACGCGGAAGTCCAGGCCGCAAAACAAAAACAAGCGCTTATAGACGACAGATTAAAGCAATTGGAGCCCTATAGGACCCCAGGGGATGGAATGAATAATTTACCCCTGGGGGATATTCCGGAAGAAACGTTTATAAGCATTTTAGGAGGTCTGCAGGCGGCTAAAACAGCAAAAGAGGCCGCAGCCAAAGAAGCTGAACGGATCCGGTTGGAAAACAAGCAAAAGACCAAAGAAGAGCGCGAACGTAATAGGAAGGAAGCTGAAAAAATCCAGGTCCGGAACAATCGGATAAATTACATTCTTTCGAAAATGGGCCTTACCTGGGATGAAGAGTTTAAGCATTACCGTTACGATGATATTGTAATAACAATGCAGGACATCAATGATTTGACCACCCAGGAATTCCAGGAATTAGTAACGGCATTAACCCCAATGGTCAAAGAGAAAAAAGAAGCTGAACGCAAAAAACTGGAAGACGAAAAAGCCGAATTGGAGCGCAACCGGCAGGCCTTACAGAAGCTTGAACAGGAAAAGAAGGAACGCGAAGCCAAAGAAGAGGCCGAACGTAAAAGGGCTGCAGCTGAAAAAAGGAAGTTGGCCCGTCAACCCGATAAGGTTAAATTACTGGCATTTGTCGATCGGATTACCAACATTGAAGGTATTGAAGGATTAAAAGACGATGAGGCAAACAGAATTTACCGCGTAGCTTGTGGAATGCTGAATAAAACCAAAGAATGGTTAACACAAGAATCTGAAAAGTTATGATAGTGACCATCGAAATCCCGGACGAAGAGTTAACCCAAAAGGTCAAAAAAGAACTTCCAGAAGCGAAAGGTTATAAGGTCGAGATGTATGAAATTCCTTTTTGGAGTTTTGATTTATGGAAGCTAATGTGGTGGGCCACGCTAATGGAAATTACCATGTTGATCGTCCCCAGTTTAAGAGATGATGCCCCGATAATAACATTCAAGTTATGAAATCATTAATCGAATTCATTACTACCATTTTTGCTATTGTCCTATTGCTAATATTTTTAAAGAATTGCGGAAACGATAGGCCAATTGGTGAAATTTTAGGTAAGGAATACCGGGAATTTAAAGAAAGCTTTGAAAAAGGTTACACAGGAAAAGAGGCGCCCGACGAGGTTGATTCTGTGAAAGCGGATACAATCAAGTGGCCCCGATTTCCACAAACAGAAAAGAAATGAAACTAAAATATTGGCTTATTGTCGGCGTAGTTGCTGTGATCGTTGCAAGCGGCTATTTTTTCGGGTGGGGTGATGGTTTAATATACGTCTTGCCTGGGGTTATCATCTTTTTTGTAATTGTGCTATATATCGAGCGTAGAGTAATCAAAAAAAGAAATGAATCTGATTGAAAGCATGGTAGCAGCATTGCCACCCGGGGTAAAGTTGACCATTTCAGATGGCACTATACCCAAAATACCAAATACCATTTTGATGTTGTCGAACGACAAAAAGAAGGTTTCAGCGGGCGTTAGAAAGCCCCACACAGACGAAGAAATTTATTCTCAATTTCTTGAAGTATTACACGTATGGAAAGGGTGTTGATTGAATTTATCGCAATACTGATTTTATTGATCCCTACCGGGTGGCAGATCGCTAACGACTGGAAAGGAGATTACAATAAGTCGATGGACGTATTAATTTGGTCTTTATTCGCAATTGCTGGGGGTGTAGTGAACTTTTTGTGGATAACAGGGAAAGCGGTATTTGATTCTGTTGTGCTTTCCTGGGGGATGCATTTCATGATATTCGACTACTTAATAGCGTACGTACATTTAAGCAACGGAACAGTTGAGCAACCGCGGGGGAATCCCTACCATTGGTTTTCATATCTGGGAAGTGGACCAGTCGATAGCATTAAGTTTTGGCGCAACATGAGCCCTAAATTACGGCTAGTGATCAGGATAATAGTTTTTGCAGGATGCGTGGCCATCTACGCTATAAAACGATGATAATATATAACAACATTGAAGATAAACCACCGCTTACAGGTAGGGAGATCAACATGTGGGACCATACCGGATGGGGCGATGCAATATATTGGGCGGATTATGAAGCGGGGCGAATGCACGGACATTTACAGGAAAAGCCAAAGAAAGGCGATGTGATCAATTGTAAAATGCAGTCTAAACAGATTGGGCAGTTTGTAGTAATTAAAACCAAATACATGCCAGATCCCCCCGACCAATTTTTTTGCACGGTTTCATGGTTTGGCTATAAACAATAAAATTATGCAAGGAATAGGGTTTATTGACATTGAAACAGTTAAACAGGATTTAGTATTACCGGTTGATAGTTTCAGTTTTTTTCAAAAGCGGTTCAAATATCAATTCGAACAGGGAAACGATTCATGGGAAGATCTTTACGATAAAGAGGCAGCATTTACCGCGGAATTTGGGAAGATTGTTTCCATATCGATCGGTACACTACACCAGCCCAAAGGCTATTCAAGTCCGATGTTTTTTGTAAAGACATTTGTTGGGCGGGACGAAAAGAAAATATTGCAGGACTTTGCCCCGTCGGTGGAAAACATGACAAAGTTGTGCGGCCATAATATCATGGAATTCGACGGGCCGTTGTTGCTCAGGCGATATTTAATCAACGGATTACCTATTCCTTTGATCCTGGATAACATGAATCGAAAGCCATGGGATATTCCATTCCTGGACACCATGGCCATGTATTCCGGAAGCGCATGGAAGTACAAAATAAGTCAACATCATTTGGCCACGTTGTTGGGCATCCCATCGTCAAAAGACGATATGGATGGATCCAAGATTGCAAAATTGTATTACTCCGATGGACTGGAAGCGGATGCAGAACTAGCGGAACAGGATATGGCAGAAGGCCTACGGTTGATCGGTGAATACAACGCAAAGGACGTGGTTTGTAATGCCCGTATTTTTGCCAGGATGAGGGGATTTAAGGATATCAAGGATGAAGACATAGTTTATTTGAAAGGGTAATTTTTATGAGTGAGGATAATTTTAAAACAGGCATAGCAATATTTAATACGGTGTGTATTATAGCGATCATTCTAATTTTGTTGTTTTTGTAGATTGACGAAAAAGGGGGAAAGGAAATGAAAAAAAGCATTTTAGCTATCGTGTTCATGTTGCTTTCATTGCTCATTTTAGGAGCATGCATAAGCCACCAACACGCGAAGACCAGACAACCAAAAACGAGTAACTAATGAGCAAACAGGGCGGTTTATTTGATGAAACGTTATTGACTACCCCGGATTCAATTTCAATGATGGATCCATTTAAGGGCGGAAAGCCGAAAAAGGAAAAAAAGTCAAAACCTAAAAAGGAAAAGCCCGCCCGTCTTCCATTATTGCCACCTAATCCAAAGTTTGTAAAAGGACTGTTGGCCCTGGATATTGCCACAGATACCGGGTTTTGTACCTCCACAGCATCGGGTGTTTGGCATTTAGTTCCTAAGAAGGACGAAAGCAAAGGAATGCGATTAATCCGATTTATAGCCAAAGTAAAAGAGGTTTGCCGACTGGAAGGGATCAACATGATAGTTTTTGAACAAATAGCGGTATATGGGAAATACCCCAACACGGTAGCCATGGAAATGGTCGGCGTTTTAAAACTGTTCTGTGAAGAAAATAACATTGATTACAAGGCTTATCCGGTTAAAAGCATAAAGATGCAGACCGGGAACGGAAATGCCGGTAAAGACGAAATGGTGGCCTTTGTGCAGCGCTATAAACCTGGGGTGACAGACGATAACGAGGCCGACGCGATCGTATTATATCAATTGGCGGTACATGATTTGAACCTATAAACCAAATAATATTCTGATTTGAATAATGGTTGTCTCGAAAATTCCGGGACTGATAATTTAGGCAACCAAATAATATTTTGTTTATGACAACCGAGGAAGCCCAAAAGATATTGGACAAATTTGCCGAAGACATCAACACGGGCGCATGGTTTTTATTATCTGAGGAAGAGATAAAACAGATTGAAGAGGCGATGGCAATTTTCGATGAAAAATTGTATTAGTAAGTAGAACATTTTAAAATAAAACATTACCTTTCCTTCACTATACAAAATAACCCCCTATGAGCGAAAGAATTTTAAGAAGCCTATACATCCACCCCGACCAATCAAAGGTGGAAATCAAGTTTACCGAGATCCGCCAAATTGAAGATGAAACCGAGGAAGACGGTAGCCGATCAATCAAAATCAATCATACCGTAGAAGCCCCATTAAGGCCCACAAAAGGCCTATTGGATGACTTTAAATCATTTAGACGCCATGGGCTGGAAATAGCCGGAATTGAGCTTGCAGATGAGCCTAGGCAGATAAAAAAATGGGGATGCCAGCGCATTACCATAGCGGGGGATTATGTGACCAAAAAGAGCCGTATTGTTATAACCTTATCCCTTGCGTGTGAATTAACCGGGAAAGTCATTCCGGTAAAAGTTGGTCAGGTGACCATGTACCCGAAGGCAGATGATAAAGTGAAGTATCATAAGGCCGACGAACTAACCAAGCTATTTGAAAAGGTAGTTGAAAAGGTTTGGAACTACCTAAACGGTGATATGGAAGAGGACGGGCAATTTGTGATCTTCGCAAGATTACACCCCGAAGCGGTAACGGTTTAAAGAAATACCACACAAACGAAGAAGAGTAGGCCAGGATTGAGGTTTGCAGCCCTGTGAATACGCGGAAACAGGGCATATAGACTTCCTGCGAAGGCCCCAGCAATGGGATAAGTCCAACGGTAACCAGGATTTGAAGGCATAAGGCGTATCATCTGAATGGCCCGACCCATTGACGTGATCAATGGTAAAAGAAAAAGGCCCGTAAGTTACAGCGGGCCAATTTTGTAAACCATCAAATAAAACACCCCCTTACGGGGGAATGAATGGGTAAAAAGCAAGAAATAGAACCATTTCCACAAAGGGAATTAGATTTAATGTTCTGGCAGTATGTCCAGGGTGCGAAAGATGTTTTGGAAAGTTTGCCGTCAAAGGTGATACCCACCGCGGAAGATCGGGCACAAAAAATAAATACATTTATCAAAACCAAATTAGTCCACATACAGAAAATGCATAGCGGACGGCGCCCATCCTTCGACATTAAGGCCGAAATCATCATGGGGGAAATCACTTTAAAGAAAATACCAATATGAAAAAAGGAATTCTATTTGCACTTGCCTTTGCCATGGTGGCGGCATCTATTGCACTTTGTTTGTACGGAACAACGAAGGGAACAGCATGGCCGTTATTAGCGATCCCGTTAACAGCTTGGGCAACGTGGATTTATACGAAGACGAATTTTAAAACAGATGACGATAAACCGGTAAGCTCACAAGTGCCGAAAGCTCGAAATCCAATGCCACCACCACCGGAACGTTATGGCTAAATGGGCAACCGTTAGGCCTGTATGTTGTCATAAAAAGCGAAAAGTAACCCAATGCCTTTACATTGACAGCTACGATTCAAGCGTTTGGAGATGTAAGCCCGGATACGGGTGTAAGAAAGATCAAAAGACCCCACCCCCCAGGTGCGCACACGTAAGGACAGCGAATTAAACAATCTATTCTACGGGGACATATTATTTTGCAAGGCCTGTTGGGCAATAGTATTTGCAGCACCTACACAGCCACCAGGGCATTACAGATACGACGATATCACAAAAGCCTATCATGATCACATCAAGAATTGTTTTGCTTTAAAACGTCTTATAATCACTCAGAGAAGAGAGAGACATAAGAGCACACAATAAAAAAAAATAGTCCATCACTCCCACTACCTCAGAGAGAAAGAACATGAGAGCCAACAATAAAAAGTTTGGGTCCTGGGCGGCCGAACCGCAATTTTTCGCAATGTCATGAGACACGGCGAAAAACGATTTCTTGCCCATTTTTTGGATTTTGTTGCCTGGGCGTTGCTGTTTTTGTACTTTGTTGCCGTGATGGAAAAGGGTTAAAATTTCAACGGATATGTCGATTCACACGAAAAGGGAGTTTGCGAAACTATGCGGAATAGTTACCAGGGAATTGGCGGTGTACATCAAGCGAAACAAGGTGGTTGTTTCTGAAGCGGGTTTGATTGATGACACAAATTCTGTGAATAAAATATTTATGGAATCCCGGGCGGGCAGGAAGAAAAAAGATCCTGAAAAAGTAACCGAGCCCACAGAAAAACCAAAACGCGACGACCGCGAAGATCTTTACGACCTGGAAAAGCAACAAAAGACCGTAGCGATTGAGGCAAAGCGTAGGGAAATGGCGTTGACAGATGCCAGATTACAGAAAATGCACGGCGTTTTGATTCCAACAGACGTGGCAAAGATGGTAGTAGCCCAGCAATTCCGGGAATTATCCATGGAAATAAAGCAAGGAATAGACAGTTTACTATCTGAAATCGGGAAGAAAGCACGGTTAAACGGCAATCAGGTAACGGAATTCCGGGCTTTGATTACCAAAATGGTGAACGAATCAGTGAATCGAGCCGTCGATAACAGCAAAAAGAACGTGCAAAAGATTGTTTCAGAGTTTGCCGGAACAAAGAATGCAGCTTAACATCAACTACGAGCGGCAGATTTTAGAGCTATTCGAAGCTTGCCGGCAATTAATTTCCGACGTTAAGCCATCAGCATGGGCGGAAGGACGGCGGGTAATGTCTTCGGAGGTTTCCCCATTCCCAGGTCCATACACCTACAATCGAACGCCATACCTTAAAGAAATCGTGGATTGTTTGGATCCAGCCCACCCAGCCAGACGGATAGCGGTAATGAAAGGGGCGCAAATAGGGTTCAGCGCGGGGGTAATAGAGAACGGAATCGGGTGGATTATCTCAGAATGTCCGGGCCCAATCATGTTTTTGAGTGGCGCGCCCGAACTTTCGGAAGAAGCAATGGACCTACGGATAGACCAAATGATAGAATCGTGCGGGATCCGGCATCTAATAAGGCCCAATATCATTAAGAAAAAGAACGCCCGAAGCGGTGACACACGTAAAAGCAAAGAGTTTCCGGGGGGTTTTTTGATCGCTGGGGCCGCGGGTAGTTACAAATTGATGAGGCAAAGATCAATTCGTTATGCATTTGTAGACGATTTCGACGCAGCTAAGGCAAGTTCAGAGCAAGCGGGTAGTAACGAGAAACTAATTGAACAGCGATGCGCGGCATTTGGGGACAAAATGAAAATCATGTATTCGTCTTCCCCTGAGTTAGAAGATAGCTCCAACATCAATTCAGTTTTTCTAAAAGGTGATCAGCGTTACTTCAATATACCATGCCCGTGTTGTGGCGCCATGATCGCATTGCACTGGACGGTTGAGATCAAGGGGACGGAAGGCCGGGAAAAGGCTGGAATGTATTGGAAGGATGACGAAAGGGGGCGATTGATACCAGATTCAGTGGGGTATATATGCCAGGAATGCGGTAATTTCTTCGATGATAGCCAGAAAGGGGAACTAATGTTGGCCGGCGAATGGATCCCAACGGTAGAACCAAGCCAAATTGGGTACTATTCTTACCATATTTCAAGCCTTTACGCACCCGCTGGGATGTATGATTGGGCCCATTACGTGCGAGAATACAAGGAAGCCTACCCCAAAGATGGCCCAGGTAAGGAAAGTTTGAAGAAAACCTTCATGAATTTAGGGCAGGGACTACCCTGGAAACCCGAAGCGGAAGACATAAAGGCCAACGATTTACAGCGTTATAACATCCGGACGTACCCAATCGGGACGGTTCCGGAAAGGTTTTCCCAAAGTGACGGCAATGGAAGTATTGTTTTACTCACATGTGCTGCAGACTTGAACGGATTAGAGACAGACGCCCGGGTTGACTGGGAGGTGGTCGCGTGGAGTGAATCGGGTTCGTCCTATTCGGTAGAGCATGGAAGTATCGGAACGTTCATTCCATTGGAAAATCAAAAGCGGCGTAGAGATGAGGCCCGGGAAAAGTGGACATACGAATGGGGTCGCCCGTTAAGCGTATGGCCTGAGCTTAAAAAGATCTTGGACCGTAAATTCCCCACAGATACAGGCCGGAACATGGGGATTTTAATGGCTGGTGTGGACTCGGGACGGTTTACCACCTATGCATATAGCTTCATTGACAGCATGAAAAACGTTTTTCGGGTGGCTTTGAAGGGAAAAGACGAGGCAAAACCCATGAAATTAGGGGCAGATTTACCTAATTTTAAGCCCGCGCGGGAACGTTCCAACCTGTATTTGGTGGAGGTTAACGCCATAAAAGACGATTTAGCGGACTATATGCGGCTAAAATGGGACGATTTCAGCGAGGAAAAGCAGCCACCAGGGTACCTAAACTACCCCCAACCGGGTCAGGGGTTGTATGGATTCAACAATTTTTTCAGTCATTACGAAGCTGAACACAAGATAACGGAGAAAAAAAACGACGAAGGTATAGGAACCCGGTGGGTAAAGCGGTCGACAAAGTCACAGAATCACTTTTGGGATGTTCGTATTTACAACATGGTATTAAAAGACATAGTGGTAAATCTTGTGTGCAAGTCGATGAAAGAATTTAAAGGGGTCAAGCCCAGTTGGGGGGATTTTGTTTCATTGTTTCTTGGAAAGAAGTAATTATTGTTGTTATTTTAAAAACTTTCAGATAACAGGATGAACATTGGCATAATAGTACCCGACCGCGGCGATCGTCCCCGATTTATGGAAAATTGTTTGCGTATGATCAGGGCCCAGACGGTTCAACCGAAGTGGATTAAGGTGGTAAATTATCCCCCACGATCAGAAAGCAGGGACATTACGCAGCGATACAGGGAAGGCTACGAGTATTTTAATAAACTGATTCAGCACAATGAAAGTATCGATGTGGTTGCTTTGGTGGAAAACGATGATGCCTATCTGCCAGATTACCTGGAAATCATGATAAAAGAGTGGGTGAAGGCTGGCAAACCTCAGATTTTTGGGACGAATTATACGATATATTACCACATTCAATTGCGGAAATACTACACCATGACCCATTTTACCCGGGCAAGTGCCATGAATACGTTAATAAAACCGAACCTAAAGATATCATGGCCGCGGGATGACGACCCATTTACTGACCTTGCCTTGTGGGTAAAGAACAGATTAAACGGGGTAACCTTCAAACCCGAGCGGCATATAAGCATCGGAATAAAACACGGGGTAGGATTAACGGGTGGAATGTCCCACCGGGATAGGTTTGATCGGTACAATCCCCCGCGCGGTACAGATGACGCGGATTTTAAATTTCTAAAAGCTACATTGGATTCAGAAAGTTTCAATTTTTATTCTACATACTTCGATGAGGTTAGCGATAGTAACGGGCATTTGGCAAAGGCCTGAGATTTTTAAAATGTTTGCCGAAGGTGTTAAGATGTTGCAAGATGCATTCCGGGGAAGGGTCGAAATAGTTTGTTGCGTGGCTGGAAGTGAGAGTTACAAAAGCCGGAACATGGTTGCAGCTTATTCGAACTTCTTTTACGTGGAGGTACCCAACCAGCCTTTAGGAACCAAGATGAACGCAGCACTAAGGTTGGCCAGTCGGTTAAGTCCCAATTACTGTTTAGCGATGGGAAGCGATGACATCATAGGAGTGTCATTGATGGAAAAGTACTATGCAGCCATGAAACAGGGTATCGATTACACGTATTTGATGGACTGCTATTTTTTCGATACAGTTTCAAAGAAGGGCCTTTACTGGGGTGGATATACTAAATCGTTTAATAAAGGCCTTCCGTTGGGTATGGGGCGACTGATATCAGCCAGGGTATTAAACCTTTTGATGTGGAATTTGTGGACCCCAGGTTACGACAAAATATTAGATACAGCCTTTGACAAACAGATGGCGCGGACGCGATGCAGTCGAATGGAATTGTACATGAAGAGAGAAAACGTTTTTGGCCTGGATATAAAATCATCGGTGAACATGACCAAGTTTACGCAGTGGGATAATTCCCAGTACATAGACGGCAAAAAACTTTTATTCGACAATCTACCAAATCATTTAGCAACCTTAATTTATGGATAACATCTATCAATACGGGGAAAACGACGTTCACCCATCAGCAATAATAGAAGCCGGGGCCATCCTGGGGACAGGAAACACCATCAAAGAGGGGGTAATAATCCGTGCAGGGGTCCAGATCGGTGACAATAATCACGTTGGGCCCTATTGTATCATCGGTGACAATGCGGAAAAGGTAGGATTCTTTAACAAACCAGGGCTTGTGATCATCGGAAGCGGGAACCGATTTACAAAACAAATCACTATTGATGCAGGTACCGAGCGCCCGACGATCATAAAAAACAATACTATTCTTTTGAAAAACGCCCATGTTGGCCATGATGCAGTGATAAAGGACGGTGTAACGCTTAGTTGTAACGTGTGTATTGGTGGGTTTACTGAGGTTGGCGACCGTACAAACTTTGGATTGGGAGCGGTAGCCCACCAACGGTTGGTTATTCCGTCGGATATCATGGTGGGGATGAACACGACGATAACAAAAAAGACCCACTTAGAACCCAACCGGAAATATGTAGGATCGCCCGCGCGCGACATGGGCGAAAATAAAAAGTAATATGTGCGGGATCGCAGCCGTAATAAACGGAAGCCGGGAAGAGGCTGAAAAAATGGGACGTGCCCAGGGCCGACGTGGATATAACGGCGTGGGGGCTGAGGTTGACAATATTCACGTATGGTTTACCCATCTTCCAATAACCGATCCAATGGCCCCAAGCCAACCGTATATGGCGGGAAAGTGGGTTGTATGGATGAATGGATTTATAAGCAATTATCAGGAACTAGCCCAGATCTTTAAAATCCGGATGGAAACCAATTGCGACACAGAACTATTAGCAAAGTTCATAGAAAAGTTTGGTTGTGATCCCGAAAAGTTGTTGGTGTTAAATGGATTTTTCGCGGTGTTTGCTTACGACGCAAAAGAAAAAAAGCATTATGCATTTACCGATCGGTACGGTATAAAGCAGCTGTACCGCTACTATGATGCATCGACAAACAAGATTTATTTTGCCAGCGAGGTTAAAGCATTGGCAGCCGTTTTGCCTTTGGAGATCTCCGAGGAAGGGGCAGAAGATTGGGTTTACTCACTGGGGATAATGAATCCCCACACGATTTACGAGGGTGTAACGCGGGTGGAATGCTTACCATTTCGGATCCCCCGAACGATACAGGTGTCATATTCGGACGCAAAGGAGCGTTTATCATTTCTGCTTTCCAGGTCATTGGATCGTAATAAACATAAATCATTGGCGGATGGCGTGTTCCTTTCCGGTGGAATTGATAGTGGCATCTTATCCAAAAAGCTAAATCCTGAATACTGTTTTAGTATGGATTACCAGGATAACAACTATTCAGAGATAGAGAATATCAAACGCAATTCATCCGGCATTCACTTAACAATGATTTGTAATGAAAAATTGTTCCGGACTTTCCGGGATCCAGCCATAGAAGCGCTGGACGATTTGAAGGCCGGCAGTTGTTACACCAATTACGCTTTAACAGAATTGGCGGGAAGGCACGTAACCATCCTTTATTCCGGGGCCGGGGGTGATGAGGTTTTCAACGGATATACGCACAGGTACGCGCGCCCGATAGGGGAAGTCATCAAACGTACCTTAGTTACCGATGACTTTGTGCCGTACATTCATTACCCTGAGATTACCCACAAACAATACGATTGGAAGTTTTTAAAATCCGTGTTGGTGGTAGAAGATCGGATGGCCGGACAATTTGCAATAGAAACTCGTTATCCGTTGTTAGATAATGACTTTGTAGATTTCGCTTTATCGTTACCTGAGGCATATAGAGAAAATAAACGGATATTAAAGGACATAAGCGGTTTGGATAAAGCAGTGATTGAAGGTAAAAAGCGGGGGTTTTCCAATCCTTATTGCACCAATTTCCAATGGGCCACCTACGCTTTAAACCACAAACGCAAATATGAACAACAGCTACGATGACTATGATTTACAGGACACCAAGGAAATGTCAGATTTTGGATGCCTTAACGCGATGATCAGTATAATAATTGCCATCCTATTAACCGTATTAGTTTTACTTTACTTATGAAATTGGCAGCATGTTACACGGTATTCGACGGGGCAGAATTACTGGAAGCGTCGATGAAGGCAATAGAGTCACAAGTGGATTTTTTTGTAATCTGTTGGCAACATAAATCCAATAACGGTAACAGGATAAAAGCCAGTGACCTTGCGAAAGTCCATAGGTTGAGAGGTGATAATATAATAATTGTTCAGTATGAACCAAACATTGGGAACGCGAAACAAAAGGAGCGGGACAAGCACAATAAAATGATTCAGGTAGCCAGGGAGTATGGCGCCACGCACTTTCTTATGGCCGCGTGTGATCATTTTTACCTGGATTACGAATTTGAATTTGCTAAAAGGTTGTGCGAGGTTATGGATTGGGACGCAACATTTACCGCGATGTACACATATTACAAGGATCCAACATGGCAATTGACCCCAATAGAAACGTACTTTATGCCATTCATTTGTAAGCTGTACCCTGAAACCAGAATAGAGAGAATCCCGAGATTTCCGTTATTGGTGGACCCGTCGGTACAGATGAACACGTGGATAAAATATTACCTATTCAAGGAATTTGAAATCATGTTGCATCATTATTCGATGATCAGAAAAGACATTGAAGGCAAGTTTAAAAACGCAGCAAGCCCATGGAGACCAGCCCAGGTAGCCGAATTCACACAGGAATGGAACGGTTATGACATCAATGGAAATCCCGGGGTTAAATATTTCCAGGGAAGAAAAATTAAAGTGGTCAATGATTATTTCAACTTAGGTACTATATTGTAGCCATTAACGTTTTAGCCAGTCGCATTTTAACTTAAACAGGGTCGAAAAGCTCGGGATTCGTCAACCGGGCTTTTTTTATTGCGCTACTTCGCTTGCATTAATTCGAAAATATTTTAGGTTTGTAAATCAAATTCAAACCCTTAAATAATCCCCATGGCATCCGATGCAGTTGCATTAAACCGAGTGTCCCGAGTAGTGGGATACAAGATCAAGAAAGGGAATTTCAGACAGTCATCACCAAATTTACCACAGCGTATTGTAATACTAGCCGAAGCCAACGAAGCCAACCAAATAGGTTTGGAAACAAACCCATTGGAAGTACTTAACGCAAGGCAGGCAGGGGAAGAATACGGTTACGGGTCGCCTATCCACATGATAATGCGGATACTCAGGCCGATTTCAGGTGACGGCGTGGGCGGAATCCCTACAATTGTAATGGCCCAGGCGAAAGCGGTTGGGGCTACGCAAAAAATATTGACCATTGAACCTTCCGGGGTTGCCACGGGTAACGGTATTCATACCATTATCATTGCGGGACGTGGATCAGTGGATGGGGTGGCTTATGACATTAATATCGTTGAGGGGGACAGCACTGCAGAAATAACGGCGAAGATTCAAGACGCGGTAAATGCGGTTTTGGGATCCCCAGTTATTGGAACCTCCGATGATTACGAAGCGACATTGACAACCAAGTGGGCTGGGTTAACTGCCAATGATGTTACCGTGGAGGTTGACACAAACGAAGATGATTTGGGTATAACATACGTTGTTGCAGCTACACAGGCTGGCAGCGGTACCCCATCGATACAAGCGGCGTTGGATTTATTTGGCGATACCTGGAATACCCAGGTTATTAACGGGTATGGCACTGTAGAATCCGTTATGGATGCACTGGAAGCATTCAACGGAATTGCCCACCCGGACAATCCAACAGGGCGTTACAATCCAATTGTAATGAAACCGTTTATCGCACACACAGGATCAACGGCAGATGATCCCAGCACTATTACGGACCTCAGGTTAAACGATATGACCATAGCAATTGCCCCAGCGCCATTAAGCGACGGTTTGCAATTCGAGGCGGCCGCAAATATGTGTCTATTGTTTGCCAACATCTGTGAAAATACCCCGCATTTGGATGTGGGCGGAAAGCTTTATCCAGACATGCCGACACCAACCATTATTGGATCCATGGCAGACTATACCAACCGGGATGCAATGGTAAAAAAAGGCTGTTCAACGGTAATGCTAATGGGTGACCGGTACCAAGTGCAAGACTTTGTAACCACTTACCACCCGGTAGGTGAAGAGCCACCCCAGTTTCGTTACCCACGAAACTTGAACGTTGATTGGAACGTGCGTTTCGGATATTACCTGAACGAACAAATACACGTGGTTGACAAAGTAATCGCCCCAGATGATGCCACGGTGGTTGTTGATGGTGTTATAAAACCTAAGCAGTGGAAACAAATCAATGATGCGTATGCGGATGATTTGGAAGCACGGGCCTTGATTGTTGATAAAGCATTCATGAAAAATTCCATTCAGGTCGACATCAGCACGGTTAATTCAGACAGACTGGAAACATTTTTCCGCTATAAGCGAAGCGGGGTTGCGCGGATATCATCAACGGATGCGGAAGCGGGTTTTAATTTTGGAACCTTAAACTAAAAAACCAATGGCAATAGGTGGCGATTTAGTAGAAATAACATTTAATCACCCCGTGTTAGGGAACGGTATTTTCCAGGCAAAGGCCGCGGAAGATTCTTCCTATGACTTGGGTGGCGTCCGTGCCACGGATGACAAACAAGGGGTAACCGGATCCGGAACCGCGATTTATCAAATGAACAACAACCGGTGGCAATTCGGGTGCGTTGTTGAGTGGGACATGAACAACCGCGACGATTTGGGGAAAATAGCGCTATTGGCTAGGCATCCAGTTGACGCAGATTGGACGGTGACCCACATTAACGGCGTCGTTCATGGCGGTAAAGGTCGCCCGGTAGGCGATTACGAAGGCAATGGGAACACCGCAACCTTTGACCTTTTATTACAAGGCGGTGGACAATTTAAAAAGATCGTCGGATGACCCAACCCACAATAGCCCACGAAGTAGCAGAACAAGAAATTAACGACTGGCTGGAAAGCAAAAAGATTTTACCGGACACCATCGAAGACAACGAGGCATCCAAAAAGGTTTTGATTTCCGCGATGATGTACGGGCGTTTAAAGTACAATTCCGAAGACAATTCATTAACTCAAACGCTGGCTTTCCCTGTTGGTGATATTAAGGAACTTCGTTACCGTTCCAGGATCAACGATAATTTTGTACAAAAGTACATGAAGGGAGCGCCCCAGAATGATGCGGACGCGCGCGTAAATGGATATCTAGCAGCCATGACAGAAACCGGACGGGGCATAATTTCAGGGCTCGACTTTGTGGATAAAAAGGTAGCGAATGCAATAGGTGCCTTTTTTTTCTGAATATTGAAAATTTCAACAACATGGTTAAAAGTGTTGTTCGAGAACATCATTGGACGCCCGATATCATTGGGCGTCTTTTTTTTGATAGATTGGATTATAAAGGTTTGTTATATTGGTACGACGATGTTAAGGAAATGGACAAAGAGATGAAGGCAGATATCGAAAGGAACAAATTAAAAAACAAAATTAAATGAGGCCATTCCAAATTCCGTCCATCTATACCGTTGTCGATAAGTTCACGGCACCGATTCGTAAGATGGCGGGGGCAAGTGCTGGATTTGCTTCAAGTATCGAGACGGGGGCAGCCAGGGGCGAAAGGATGTTTAGGAAGTTGACGCCCGCTATCTCAGAATCCACCCGCCAAATGTTTGCATGGGCACGATCGGCAGCAATAGCGGGGGCGGTTGTTGGGGGTATAACATTCTCAACGGGGGCGTTGATGGATTACGAAACGCAATTGAATTCATTTAGAACAATTGTCTCGGACCTTTCGGATAAGGACTTTGCCAAATATCAATCAGCACTAAATCAAGTTGCACTAGACACCAGAAAAAGCGCCATTGATACAGCGATGGCAGCGGAAAAGATTGCGGGGTTAAACGCAAAATTTGCTGAAACATCGGATGGTATTTCCGCGGTGACAAAGGCCGCAATAACGCTTTCAAAAGCTTCCCGGGATGAGCTGGGGACATCGGCCGAAAGTCTTGTGGGGATCATGAACCAATTTAATTTCGGGGCAGATCAAGCAAACAGAACAGTAAATGCGCTGGCAGCCGGAACGGCGGTTGGTGCCTCATCGATCAAACAGACAGCGGAAGCCTTTGTAAACTTTGGTGCAGTAGCTTCGAGCGCAAACATTACCTTGGAACAATCGGTAGGTTTGATCCAGACCATGGGTAAGTTTTCCATTTTTGGAAGCGAGGCCGGTAACAAACTAAAAGGGGTAATCCTGAGATTGCAAAAAGCTGGGGTGGGGTATGCATCAGGTCAGTTTAACATCAATGATGCATTATTGGAAACCCAAAAGAGGTTGGACAAACTTAAAACACCGCTGCAAAAAGACCGGATGTTAATTAAGTTATTCGGAGCGGAAAACATCAGCGCGGGTAAAAGCTTAGTGGGAAGTATTGGACTGTTCAATGAATTTTCCACAGCCATAGGAGGCAACACAACGGCGGCCATGGATCAAGCGGCCATAAACTCTGATACCTTACGGAATCGGTTGGACGAATTGCGGAATACCTGGATAAACCTTTTGGTATCAAATGAAGGTGCAACGGACGGGTTAACGCAGGCGAAAAAAGCGATAGGATTTGTAACGGATAATCTTTCCACGATCATTTCAGTGGGTGTAAAAGTGTTGGCATTTTTTGCAGCATGGAAAGCGATTCTTTTGCTTACTCGCGCGGGACTGGTGGCGTATAACGTAGCGTTAGGAATTTACAACGCAGTGACAGGAACCGCGGCGGTATACACCAACGCACAAACAATTGCCATGAACGCCCAGGCGATAGCGGCCAGGGTAGTAACAGCAGCCCAGTGGGCGTGGAATATTGCCATGAGTGCCAACCCAATTGGATTGATCATAATAGGCGTGGCGGCGTTAATCGGACTGATAACGATCATTGTAAGAAAGTGGAACGACTGGGGTGCGGCGTTATCGGTATTCCTTGGACCTATCGGATTGGTATTGTCGGCGATAATGTCCATCCGAAGAAATTGGGACATGATCGTAAGCAGCTTTCAGGAAGGTGGAATATTGGGTGGTATTAAAGCAATAGGCAAGGTTCTATTTGATGCAATCTTACAACCTGTTCAACAAATCGTTTCGTTAATCGGTAAGATTACTGGGGCTCAGTGGGCTAAGGATGCATCCGCTTCTATTGAAGCTTTCCGGAAAGGGATGGGGGTAAATGTGGAACCAGTGATTAATCCAAAACAGACCCAACAGGAAGCCACCAACAGCACAATTGAAAACATCCAGAAACAGCAAGTAGGTATTAACATCAAGGATGAAACCGGAAAAGCGGAAGTGCAATCATCCAAAGGTTTTGCAAATGTGAAACTATCAACCACGTGGGGCCAATAGTATGGATTTAAAATTGGCAGAATCTTACGACGGCGGGGAATTGGTGAAGACTGCAAAAGATTTCCAGGTTATTTATGGTCTGGGGAATATGCCATATTTAGCACTTTTTGGGGGTAATGTAAGGGCCAATACACCAAACGAGCGGATACCATCAGAACAAAATTTTGATTTTTGGGGCAATGAACTATTAATGCCGGATGATCCGGGAATGCAATTTAATTCCGAGACAGAACGGGCATTGATTAACACGCCATTAACAAGTGCAGGAAGGGAAATCATTCAACAAGCGGTATTCCAGGACCTTCGCCACATGAAAGATTTTGCAAGGGTGGGGGTATCGGTGGCGATCATAGCAACGGACGTTGTAAGGATCGGAATTAGAGTAGAAGAGCCGGACAATTTGCAGCAACGGGATTTTATTTTTATTTGGGATGCAACACGCAACGAATTGACAGATGATTTACCTTCACGTTTGATTAGGAGCGGGGACATTAGTTCGGAGGGATTCGATTACACGTTTGACTTTTCATTTTAATTATGATAACCATTCCCACCTTACAGGAATTGTATACCAGCATCTTGAATGATTTGGAAACCGAATTCGGGCATAACGTTCCGGCATTTGGAAAGAATTATTTAAGGGCACAGGCGGCGGTACAGGCGGCAAAAATTAAACTGATTTATTACCTAACGGGGGGGCTTCAAAAAAACATATTTGCAGATACAGCGGACCCCGAGGCCAGCGGGGGAACGTTGGAAAGATTTGGACGGGTGAAGTTGGGGCGTAATCCTTATCCGGCGGAAGCTGGACAGTATACCGTAAGCGTGACAGGATCCGCAGGGGCGACAATTCCAGCGTCGACAACCTTTAAGAGTAACGACGATTCAGCAAGTCCCCAAAAGTTGTTTGTATTGGACATTGAATACACATTGACTGGAAGCGGGGACACCATGACGTTAAGAGCATTGGAAGCGGGATCAGATAGTAAACTTGAAATTGGGGACCAATTGACGTCAACCAGCCCAATCCCAAATGTGAATAAAATTGTTACCGTTACCGCAGAATCAGTGACTCCGATCAACGCAGAAACAACGGAAGAGTATAGACGGAAGACAGTAGAAGCGTATCAGCTGGAACCACAGGGCGGGGCAGCTAGTGATTATCGTATTTGGGCGCAAGATGTTCCGGGTATTACGCGCGTGTACCCGTACGCGAAGCCGGGGGAATCAGGGGTGGTTGATGTTTATGCAGAAGCTACGGTGGCAGATAGTACCGACAATAAGGGCACACCATCGGCCAGTATGTTGGAAGATTTGGAGGATGTTTTTGAAATGGATCCAGATATAACCCAACCGTTAAACGATCGGGGACGCAGGCCGTTGGGGGTTTTTGATTTGAACGTATTACCAATAACGGTTCGTGAAATAGACATCTTTATAGATGGATTTGAAGGTTTAACCCCAGCAAAAGAGGCAGCGATTGAAAACGCATTAACATCGGAATTGGCAAAGGTTAGACCGTTTGTTGCGGGGGCGGATGTGCTGGAAAATAAAAACGATATTTTCGATGTGAACCGGATTGTTTCAATCATTCTGGCAGTGAGCCCGGGAAGTATATTTGGGACGGTAACAATGGAAGTTGATGGGGTGGAAGAGCCAACCCATACATTTATAAACGGCGATATTCCGCATTTAAATTCGGTGACATTTACATGATTTTAGCAGATCAATTAATGAAGTTAACCCGTCAGTTTTTTCCAACTGGGCGGGCTTTCAACGTTAAGGAAGGATCATTTAAATTCAGATTGCACAGGGCATTGGATCTAAGTATGGCCCAGGCGATCGATGACGCAAAATCGATTTTAGATAGCGTATTGCCAGACAATGCAAACTTTACCGTTGAAGATGCACGGCAGTGGGAACACAGGTTGGGATTAATAACCAATGAACTTGTTTCCCTGGATAATCGAAAGGCCGCGATTGAACGAAAGATGAACCACCCGGGGACTATATCAGCCCGGCAACATTATTTGTATTTGCAAGGTCAATTGCAGGCGGTTGGATTCGATGTTTATGTACACGAAAACCGTTTCCCATTAGGTGGTGGAGCATACGAAACCAAAACCCCAGAAGAGGTAACGGGCGGCAGCGCTCCAAAACAATTACAACACGGTAACCCACCGCAGCACGGTGACGGGCAGCACGGTGACGGAAGTTGGAATTTGGTGGTTAATAACCTGGACGAAGATTTGGACAGCACATTTAACATTGGTAGTAATTTAAAAAGTACCTTCTTTATCGGGGGTCCTTACGTAGGGGATTATGCGGACGTGGACGCAAACCGAAAATTGGAATTTCGGCAAATGATCTTGAAGATTAAACCGGTTCAAACGGTTGGCTTTCTCTTCATTAACTATATTTGATTATGGCCAGAATATTAGAAAACAAAACAAACGTTGACCCACCGGATAGCGATTATCCCTATGGTAAAATAAGGGACAACCCAGGCAACCAGACGGGAACACCAATTAATGAATTGGTTTACGGGGATATGCACCAGTTTTTTGCACGTCTGTTGGACAAACAAGCAGGTAGCGCCATGGCCGACGTTGTGCCAAATGACCTTCCCGAAAATGACTATTCTGGATTTCAGTTTTTTGAATCACTGGAACGGGTAATTAATCGGTTAGTTAAGAGGGATCAAATATCCTTTATTGTCAGTGGTGGCGGTACTAGTATTGCGGCGGGGTTAAAAGGACGCAGGCGGGTGCCATTCAAGTGTAAAATAACGGGATGGGAAATTGTTTCCGATGTTTCATGCACGGCCGTTGTTGATGTGTGGCGCCAAACTTACGGATCCTTACCGGCGACCAACGCGGAATCCATTTTAGCTGGGGATGAAATGACGATAACTGCAGGAATCAAAGGCCAGAATCTTGCATTAACCCCAATTGTATTAAATGAGGGCGACTGGTTGTATTATAATTTAGATTCTAACGATGTGGCCACAGAACTATCAATGGCCTTTATCGTTGACCGTGTTTTTGATCCACTTTAAAAAATGTCCGCACCAACCTTTATTGCCAAATCAGTTAAAGTAACAGCCCCAGGAACCGGCGGGGTTGTTGAAAACGCTTCATTGAATTACATGGGGTCCATTTTAGCTGGGGATGAATTGTATATTTTCGCGATGACGGATTGCCCAGGGGCCGCAACGGGTAGTGTAACAGGACCCGCGGGATGGGAAGCGATGGGGGGAACTTCTTTTAATGATAACAATCCAGCATTTGCGGGGGTCATTCAGGGATTTAAGAAAACAGCGGATGGAACGGAATCCGGATCCGTAACAGTTCAAGGTTTATCCGATGTAAATTTTACCGTTCATGCCCAGATGTATCAATTCAGGGCGGACAAACAGATATTGGTAGAAGATACGGCCACGGTTGGCAATGGTGATGGGGCGGCTACAATCCAATATGCTGCATTATCTTTAGGGGGAAACGCACGAACTTTATTAGCATTTTGCGGATCGCCTGCAGGATTGCCGGGGGTTCCAACCGGGTATGTGTCCGCGGCTTCGGATTCGGCGTTATATCTTTTCACAAAGGAAAATACAGGGGCAGACGGGGCGGTAACATCCACGGGCGGCGATACGGGCGGATGGGCCACATTGCATGCGTCAACCTTTACGCCAACAGGATATTCATTTATCCCGGATCATTGACACAAGATTGACACAAGAATGCGATTTAACATCAACAACAAAGCGGCGGTAAAGCATACGAACACGCTGGAAAAATTGCATAGATCAGCGTTACCGTTGGCTATTCGCAATACTTTAAATTCAGTTGCATTTGATGTTAAGAAAACCACAATGCCACAAGAAGCGGCCAGGACGTTTACCCAACGGAATCCAAATTTCTTTAAAGCCACAAGCCGGGTAGAGATGGCAAAAGGATGGAACGCGGAAGCCATGCAATCGGTAGTGGGGTTTGTGGGGAATAGTCAGGCGGTGGAAGATTTAGAACAACAGGAATACGGTGGCGTCATTGAAGGCCGTTCATTCATCCCGTTGGATCCCGCGCGCACGGGCGGGCCCGCGTCTAAGGTTAGGCCATCCAATCGTATAAGCCGAATAAAAAATATTGTCAACGCTGCGGACATGCCGGGGGCTACGGTTCAGGCAAAGTTTATGGCCGCGGTCAGGAAAGCGGGAAAGGGTGGGTACGTGCTGGGGAATCTTCCAAAAAAAACGCTGTGGAAAATTGAAGGATTCGACGGGCGTAAAATCAAAAAGAAAGCTTTATTTTCATTCGAAAAATCCCGAGATGTTAGCGTATCAGGTACGGGATTTATGCGATCGGCAAGCATAGAAAGCGCGGAAAAGATGGATATGATATTTGCCAGGGAAGCCCAAAAGCAAATTGAACGATTGAATAAATGAGCTGGATTGAAAAGGTTAAAAACAATTTAATAATTCGTACAGGTGACGGCAGGGAATTTAATGTTCTTTGGAGAAATGCAAGCCGGACCCAGGAATATAACGTGGCATCATTTGACTTCCCCCAGATATCCGGAACATTGGTAAAGCGTAGAGAGCCGAAGGGCATGCAATACGAAGTGGAATTTTATTTCCAAGGGGAAAACAATTTGGATGACGCGGAAGATTTCAGGCGGTCGGCGGATGACAAACGCTATTGGGTTTTAATCCATCCATTTTACGGAAGGCTGAACGTTCAGCCGACAAGTTTAAAGTATGACAACACGGCGTTAAATATTACGCGGGTTACCGGGACTGTTATTGAAACCATTATTGATGATCATCCAAAAACATCCGCGGATCCAAAGGATAAGATTACCAGGGATAAGGCGGTATTTGATGAAACCGCGGCGGTAGCCTTTGCCAACAACGTGGAACCAAGTGTAACGGACATCAACCAGATGACCGAAAACAATGCATTGGTTTACGCGGTAGGTAAGAAAAAAGTAAAATTGACCGTTGATTCAGAACGTTATTTTAATGCCTTCAATACAGCCAACGCGCAAATTGTAGAGGCCACCGCGGAACCACTGGCAGCCATTCGGCAAATGCAAGTAATGTTGAACATGCCGGCATTATTTGAAGACAGCGTGCAAAACCGGTTAAAGGTCCTTTTGGATCAGTTTAATTTATTGCGGGATACACTGGAAGGAATAACCGAGCGTCATAAAAAGTTACTATTTGAATCCAATCAAGGGTCCATAGTTTCATCTATGTTGGTGGCGGTAGCGAATCCCCAGGAAGGCGATTACGGAAACCGGAACGAAGTTTATAGCACAATAGACAGCGTTTTGGGGGCGTACAATACGTACGTTGAAGACCTGGACGACATGCAGACGGACAACGGTGGGGATCCAGAAAGTTACATTCCAGACGCGGCAAGCATGACGCAGTTAAACCAATTGTTGAACTTCACATTATCGAATTTATTTAACATTGCGTTAGACAGTAAGCAAGAAAGAACCGTAATCCTAGAAGATGATTCGAACGCTATTTTATTGGCCCATAGGTTTTACGGATTGTTACCCGATGACTCGACAATCGACGCGTTTATATCCCAAAACGAAATCGGGATCAATGAAACGCTACACATCAAAAAAGGCAGGCCGGTAAAATATTACGTTTGATTGGAACTCTATATAAACGATAGAATTAGAAACCGGCGTGTTGATTTCTTCAATCAATACCGGATCAATTTGCGATTCGATAGCATGGCCAGTTCTTTCGCTTTCAATGGTTACTTTAACCCAAAGAACAAGGAACATGTGGAATTGTATTGCGTCGGACATTACCACATAGCGTATTTAAAGCACAACGGGGAAGTAATATTGACCGGCAATATTATCAATGAAAGCTTTTCAGATTCTAAAGTGCCTGAAATGGCCCAGATGGCGGGCTACTCTTTACCTGGGATCCTGGAAGATTGCAAGATACCACCCAGTTTATACCCCTTGCAGTACGACGGTTTAACGCTTAGAGAAATAGCCCAAAAGTTATTGCCACCTTTTGGGATCGGAATGGTTGTTGGCGGGTCGGTGTCGGCGGCCATGGATGAGCCCTACGAAAAGACGACCGCGGAACCTGGGCAGTCAATCAAGGATTATTTAACCGAATTGGCTACCCAAAAAAATATAATCATATCCCATAATTCCAGTGGCAACGTAGTTTTTACCCGGGCAGCAACGGGACAAAAGCCTATTTTGGAATTCAATTCAGAGAAAAAAAACACCATCCCTTTCGATAAGATGGATTTAAGTTATGACGGCCAGGGGATGCACTCGCATATACACGTGATTAAACAGGCAGGGAAGGACGGGGGTAATGCAGGGGAAGCGGAAATAAGAAACCCCTACGTTCCGTTTGTATATCGTCCTACGGTGATCATTCAAGATTCTGGAAGCGATGTTGACACCGAAAAGGTGGCACGGATGGCATTGGCCGCAGAACTAAAGGGGTTAAAATTAAAGATTGTTACCGATCGATGGGAGATTGACGGGAAAGTGATTAAGCCCAACCAGATAATTAGCGTCCTAAATCCAAGTGCCTATTTGTTCCGGAAAAGTGATTGGTTTATAGAGGAAGTGCAATTGGATGGGGACGAACAAAAGACAGTGGCCACGTTAACGTGTTGTCTTCCGGAAGTTTATAACGGCAAAACTCCAAAGTATCTTTACCAGGGAATTAACTTGCATTAATGCAGCTTACCAAAATTATATCCACAGAAATCGACAGTTTAACCCGGCGGGTAATAAAGTTTCTTAGGTACGGTTTAAAAGATACCAGGACCGCGGAACAGATCGGGCCCTATGGTGTGGACTCAAACCCGATTAAAGACATGGTGGCGGTTTATACGTTGACGGGAACGAAAGGGGAAGCGGTTATAATTGGGTATATCAATAAAAACGCTATTGCCGACGTGGGGGAAAATCGGATATTTTCAACCGACGCGAACGGGGAAGTAAAAGCAACAATCCATTTAAAAAACACAGGGGTAACCCAAATGACCGGGACATCGTGGGAGATTGGCGGGGATGCAAAAAACCTAGTGAAATTCCAGGAACTTGAAACGGCGTTTAATAGTCTCAAACAATCCCACAATGATTTGGTAAGCGCGTTTAATGCGCACATGCACCCGACAGCTGGAACCGGGGCACCATCTCCACCAACGCCCGGGGCAGGGATCCCAGCACAGCCAGCAACGGCCAATATATCCGGGGCAAAAATTGACAACATCAAAACCGCATGAAATTAAATTTGGTGGATAGCATCGAAAAAGTAGTAAACAAGGGCGATGCATACCCAATTTACAACAGCCGGTTACACCGCTGGCAGCTTGTTATTTGTTGTCCAGGTTGTGGGGAAATTTCGGGGCCCGCGGGGAAGCATACATGGGACGGGGAAACATTAAGTTATCACCCCAGCATTATACACAGCCAGAATTTAGGGGGATGCGGTTGGCATGGGTGGTTGAAAAATGGAGAATTTACCGACCATTGAAACAAAAAATTTTTAGCTTTGAATTATGGCAATCTATAAATGTGCGAAAGATTACATAGGGTCATGCACAACGATCGACCAACAAATAGCAGCGATTGAACAAATCCAAATGGCATTGCTTACGCAGGCTTTGACCAGCATAGAAACGAGCGTGGCCAATGGTGAAAGCATTTCCCAATATTCGTTGAATGACGGGCAAACGATTATATCAGCATCTTACAGAAGTGCCAGTGAAATTAAGCGGGACTACGAAAATTACGAGTATTTGAAAAACATGCTCAGGAATAACAAATCAGGGCGCATGGTTAGGCTAGTGGATCATAAATCTTTCTACCATGGCGGATTTTAATTGTAAGGTTAAACCACGCCCACGGCCACAATTAAAGGCTAAGGTTGGGCAAGTTTCCACAGGTACTTCCCGGTTAATTTTTACCCATACGTTTAACGGTGAAAAGAATTTAGGGGAAATCGGACCCATCCGGCAATATCTTCCGGACTATGCAGCCTTACGCGCGCGTAGCTGGCAAAGCTATTTGGAAAGTGAAATAACCCAAATCATCATGGGGCGCTGGATAACCTGGATGATCGGCGAAGGATTGAAATTGCAATCAGAACCCGCGGTGAAAGTGTTGAAGATTTACGGGATAGACCTGGATATAAACAAGTTTACCGAGGACGTAGAAGCTTTGTATTCGGTTTATTGTGATTCACGGGAAGCGGACCACTCGAGAATGCAAACCAAGCAAGAACTTTCCGCGGAAGTATTGAAAAACGCGGTAATTGGCGGGGATTGCCTTGTGGTAATGAGGCTCGAGAATTTAACACCTACCATCCAGGTTGTGGATGGTGCGCATATTAGCAACCCGATTGGTTCAGGCAGCGAGACATTCCCGACAGTATTGGCCAATGGAAACCGTATTGAAAACGGAATCGAACTTTCCCCCAGCAACGAGCATATTGCCTACTATGTGAAGAAAGCCGGGACCCCAATGGAATTTGAACGAATAGTGGCGCGATCAGATGCGGGGACATTGATGGCATTCATGGTTTACGGAAGTCGGTACAGGATCGACAATCATAGGGGGTTGCCACTTATTTCCGTGGTGCTGGAAACGATAAAAAAATTGGAGCGGTACAAGGAAGCCACAGTGGGAAGCGCGGAAGAGCGCCAAAAGATAGCGTATTATATTACCCATGGCCCAACGTCCAATGAAATCAATCCATTGGTACAACAGATAGCCAAAGTATCCGGATGGGATGAAACCGAAAGTTTCCCCACCGATGTGGTAGGTCAACAATTAGCCGATAAGATCGCAGCGACCACCAACAAACAGACCTTCAACATGGGAAGGGATTCAAAGTTGGAAACACTGGCAACAGACGCGGAAATACACTTTAAAGATTTTTACACCGTCAACTTTGATATTGTTTGCGCATGCATAGGCATCCCGCCAAATGTGGCTTTGTCAAAGTATGATAATAATTATTCAGCATCCAGGGCAGCGATTAAAGATTGGGAATATTCTTTAAGGGTAGGCAGGAAGAAACACGCCAACCAATTTGAAAAGCCGGTTTATACGTTTTGGCTACAAGTCCAGATATTAAAAAATTTAATCAGGGCCGCGGAATACTTACGCGCGTGGGTGGACGGCAATTGGATGGTAATGGAAGCCTATGTAAGAGCAAGATTTGTAGGGGCAAGCGTTCCGCATATCGATCCATTGAAGGAAGTCCAGGCGGTACGGGAAAAACTTGGAAGCACAGGGGCAGCGTTACCATTGACGACGTTGGAAGCGGCAACCGAAGAGTTGGACGGCGGCGGATCGATGGAAAATTTAGCCCAATACGCAACGGAATTAAAGAAAAGCAAGCAACTAGGGGTGGAAGATCCGAAGCCAGAACCACCGGCATTGCCAGGGAAAGGCCAAGGGGAATAAAAAAATTTAACGCACGTTGTTGCATTAATTCTAATTAATCAGAATATTCGCAACCATAATGGCAAAAGCAATTCTCTTATACGGGCAGATTTGGGAATATCAGGTGGAATATTTTTATGAGCAAATCAAAGAAGCTCAGGAAGACGACCCGGAAGCTGAATTGGAAATCTTAATTAATTGCGTTGGCGGAAATCCGGGTTATGGAATGTCATTGATCCGCAAGGCCCAGGAATTAGAAGCGGCCCCACTTATTGTTGAAGGCATGGCCCATTCAATGGCCTTGTTTCTTTTGGCTTATGTTCCAGTGGAAAGAGTTTCCGCGATAGATACGGCACAATTTGTTTTACATCGGGCGTCATACGGGGAATGGTACGAGCAGTCCACGGCATTTAAAGGAAGCATTGAGGAAAAGATTTTGGTAAAAACCAATAAGGATTTGGAAAAAGCTTTCCGCGCGCGCGTAGACGTGGCAGTATTGGAAGCGTTACCACAATTCACCGAAAGAAATTTGAAGTTGAGGGATATTTTTTCCCTGGAAAGTCGCGAAGAAGTTTTATTAACGGCCCAGGATATGAAAAAACTGGGATTGGTTAACGACATAATAAAGGTGACACCGAGCAGAATTGCAGCAATCAAAACAACAGCGGAAGCCTTTAAGGATTGCAAGACAATTGAACAATTCAGGTTGGCGGCCCAGACCATACAGGCGAAACCAAAATTAGCAGCAGAGACAAAACCAAATGATTATATGGACTTAAATGAATTGAAAACAAAATATCCCGCCCTATACGCACAAGTAAAGGCGGAAGGCCATGCGGAAGGTCTTGCGGCCGGGATATCGCAGGAAAAAGACCGCGTGGAATCTATTATGGTTTTCAACCATTTGGATCCTGAGGCATGTAAAAAAGCAATCGAAGAAGGTAAGCCGTTGTCAGCAAAACAGATGGCCGAATTCCAATTGAAAGCGATCAGTAACACCAAGTTGGAAACGATCAAAAAGGATTCAGCCGGCAAAGTTGAAACCGACAAGGTTGATCCCGAAAAAACGGAAGAGCAAAAAAAACTCGAAGCGTTTGAAAAAAGCGCCCGCGCACACGCTGGATTAAAAATATCCGCGTAAATTGAATTTGAAATAAGTTTTTAATTTAATACCCATACAGCCATGAGCAGTCAAACGGTAGCCCTAAACAACGGAACCCAAGCAATCATTCATCGGGACACGTCAAAGGTGTTTTTGTGGAATCGCAGAAGCATGCCGGGGCAGATTCAAAACAGTGATCTTTACGACCCGGTAACAATTCCGGAAGGTACCGTAATGGGGCGCATATCAGCAACGGGGCTTCTTACGCCATTGGCATCAGCGGCGGTAGATGGTAGCCAATACCCGGTCGGAATTCTGATTGGGGACAGGACCATAGAAGAGGGTACAACGCAAGATGTATTTGTTTGTGATGATGGCGACGTGGCGGAAGAGAAAGTAATTTTGCAGGGTGCTGATACATTGGATACCGTTGTGGATGGCCGCAGGTTACGCGACCAGCTAAAGGTAATAGGGGTGAAGTTGATTGCAGCCACCGAAATGCTGAACACAGACAACCAATAACCGGACAGTAAAAAACTTTTTTATAACACAGCCTTAAACTTTTAATAAAATGAATATTGCAACCTCGGACGCATTAGGCCTTTATACAAAAATGGTCGTTGACGTTTACAAAGAGAGCACCAAACCAGTTTTGTTTTTGGAATCTTTCTTCCCTGCAGTGCCACCTTCGCCAACGCTTGAATTGGCAATTGGGGTCGTCCGTGGAAGCGAAAAAATCGCCGTAGATGTTACCCGGGGGACCGATGGTAACCGCAACACGTTCAGCAAATCGACTGAAAAAATATTCATTCCGCCATATTACCGGGAATATTTCGACCACACGTCGTTGGATTTTTACGATATCCTTTTTGGTGCGGTATCGATTAGCGATCGGATGTTTAGCCAAATTGTGTTGTCGTCATCTGAGAAAATGCAAATGCTTGTTGACAAGATCCGCCGTAGTTACGAAAAGCAACGCGGCGAAATCCTGGATACTGGTGTGATGACATTCAAGGATGGCACGGGTCAAATTGATTTCAAGCGTAAAGCGGGATCCATTGTTGACCCAGGCGCGGGCAACTACTGGGCGAATAACGTTGATTTGTTTGCACAGTTAACGGCAGCGGGCCGGTGGTTACGGCAAAACGGGAAGGTTAGCACCTACCGTTTACAAGCGATATTGGGCCAGGAAGCGGCCAGCGACTTGTTTGCAAATACGGTATTCTTAGCCCGTCAGAATAATTTCAATATGAAATTGGATTCGATCAATCCGCCACAGAGAACAGCCCAAGGCGGTAACTATATCGGAACAGTGACAGCGGATGAATTCACGGTGGATCTGTTCACATATACAGACTATTACGAAGACCCAGACAATGGCAACGCGTTGACACCTTACTTGGATCCCAAGTTGGTGCGGGTGATGCCAGAACGGCCACAATTCAAAATGGCTTATGCCGCAGTTCCTCAATTGTTGGAACCTGGACAACCACCTATTACGGGCGACTATGTGTTTACTGAATACGTGGATGAAAAGAGACGTACCAGGGAATACCACGTGGAAAGCGCAGGCATGCCAATTCCAACAGCCATTGACCAGATTTATACATTCAGAGCTAAGGCAGCGTAAAAAATGAGATCAACTACAGTTAAATGCCTTGTCGTTGTTGCCCGTAGGAAGAAATTCTACACAGGGGCAACCGTCACCGAAAACATGTTCCCTGAAGGTGAATTCGACAGGCTTATACAATCAGGGCATTTAAACCAAGTTGAAGAAGTAGACCAGGAAGAGCAACCGGAATTTGAGCCGGACCCAATCAAAGAGGAATGGCCGATATCACCAACCAAGGTTGAAGCACCCTTGGAAGATTCGGTGAAAGCCGGATTGGTGCAGCCCGCCCCAGAATCACAGGAAGAGCCGGAAGAATCCGGAAGTGATAAAGGCCCAACAATGGGTGATTTACGAAAAGCTTTGAAGGATCGGGGGATAACGTACCCAGCGAACGCGAAAAAAGAAGACCTTATTAAGCTTTTAGCACAGGGGTAATTTTGGGTCAGTTGATAATAATTTAGGTTTACCCCATGCCAACAGGTGTGGGGTATTTTATTTTATGAGTTTATTAAATCGAGCCAGGGCAGACGCGAGACGAATATTAAGTGGGCCGGATTGGTCCACGGTTTTAATGTTTACAGCGCCAACAACTGAGGAAGCGATAATAAACGCAACGTTTTTCCGGGTTCATTTGAATGTGGATCCATTAGATGGTACTTCCCTGGATTCAACCCATGCACATTGCACCATATCGGAATTAGATTTAATCGAGCAATATTACCCAACCAGAAATGCACTAGGATTGGTTGATTTTAGGAATCACAAAGTAAGGGGCGCGGATAGCACAGGTATTGAAAAAATGTATGTGGTGATCAAATGGCATCCGGACGAAGTGTTGGGGATCATTCGTTTAATCTTGCAGGAACATGCCGCTAATTAACGAAATCATAAGTACGTCGAGTTATGAGTTAATCCGGGAACGGATAGCGGAAATCCTTTACACGGAATTGCAAAACCAGTACGACTATACCGCGGATGAGGATGTAAATATACCGCGGGTATTTATCGAAAGGATGGTAGCTTTTAACGTGTCGGAAATGCCCGTTATAAACGTCCAGGTTGCCCAAGTGGATTTGGATAACCATTCCCAGTTGGGGGCGGACGGGACGGGAATTTACTGGATAGATTTTCATTGCAAGGCCCAGGCGACCGACGACAACGATGGGGGATATATCGCCCAAACCAAAATGCAAAAGCTTTTAGGAATTTGCCGGCATATCTTAGAGCACAGCAACTACAAGACATTGGCGTTTGCCCCGCCGTTCATCATGAACAAGCACGTAACGGGGATCCGGTTTAACACCGCAGAAACAAAGGATGCCCACAGCGTAGCGAGTGGACGAATATTATTTTCAGTAAGGGCCCCGGAAAGGATTGGAGTTTTTACCCCGTTAAACATTGCACAATGGACAACGGTAATTAAATTGCATGAGAGCGAAGCGGGGTACAAGTGGATCGGGCAGCCTGGGGAAGGATTCGACTTAACATTAGACACAAGTTTTTAAAGCCATGGCAAAAGTAAATTACGCCGACAAAGAACAGGCAACGGTAAACCAACTGCCCGAGGCGAAAAAGTTCACGCATTTAAATGCCAATGAGCTTAAAAACGTCATCAATGAAAATGCTACCGAGACGGTGGATATTGATGCGTCCGGCGGGGTGATTGACTTAGCCATGACGAATCAAAAAATGATTTTCGTTTTGGATAGTGTCGGCGGGGCCAAAACGTTTACAATCTCAAACAACAACGCCAAAGAATTTGCCATCAAATTACCAATAACAGCACTTCCGGCGCCATTGACTTTTCCAGCATCAGTGAAAATGTCGGATAGTAGATTTGCATCCAATGTATGGACCCCGGAAGAAATCGGGACGTTTTACGGTACCGCTGTTTTTGATGGTACAGATTGGTTTTTACAAATTCCTCCAATTCCTGCAGTATGAGAAAATTATCGATCCTTTTATTATCTCTTCTTTCCGTTGTTGCTTTTGGACAAACTACGGTAAGAATGTCCGCGGTTGCTACGGGTACTAATACGTATTCTACAACCTTTAATCCAACGGTTTCAACCTTTAATCAGACAACCATCTATGTAATCCCATTCACAAACGCCAATACATCAGGGACGGTAACAGTTGATCCGGATGGCGGTGGATCGGGTGCGGCCATATCTATTAAAGGAACCGACGGAAACGACCTTGCGGTAGGTGATATAAAAGCCGGCGGAACGTATGGATTTAAATTCAATGGAACGGTTTTACGAATGATTGGAGCCCAAGGCGGAAGCGGTGCGGGGCTTGTTGATGGAGACTATGGCGATATAACTGTTGGGGGCACGGGCACAACAATGACCATAGACAACGGGGCGGTAACCGGTGCCAAGTTAGGGGCCACTACATCAGCGGAATTAAGAACGGCGCTAAGTGATGAGGTGGGAACGGGTGCGGCGTATTTCGTTGGGGGTGCTTTAGGAACACCCGCATCAGGGACAGCAACTAATTTAACGGGCCTTCCACTTTCAACAGGGGTAACAGGAAACCTCCCGGTCTCAAATCTAAACAGCGGAACAGGCGCCAGCTCTTCAACATTTTGGAGGGGCGACGGTACATGGTCGACTATCACCGTTGCAAGCGAAGATTTTATGGTCGCCGCTAGTGATGAGTTCTCGCCACTGATTGCTGGCACGGGTAAACTGACTTTTAGGATGCCACGAGCAAGAACGCTTCTCTCTATAAAAGCTAGCCTTAACGCGCCGCAGACATCAGGCAGTATTGTAACCATCGATGTTAATGAAGCGGGTAGTTCAATCCTTTCAACCAAGCTCACATTCGACAACAACGAGACCACTACAGTAACAGCGGCAACCGCTGCGGTTATATCCGATTCATCACTGGCAAGTGATGCGATAATAACAATTGATTTCGATCAAGTAGATGCAGCAACAGCGGCGGCAGGACTCAAAATAACATTTACATGGCAATAAGAAGACTATTCCTTTTTTTGTGTTTTGCGCTTTCTTTATGCGCTTGTAACCTTGATGTTATTGGTCAAGGGGGGATGGCTGTTAATCCCAATGTTTTAAAGTATCCGGTAAGTGTTAAAAATCCGATTCCTGTTTCAGTAGTTAATGGCACAGCATTCGGTAGCCTACCACTCCCTGCCTATGTACGTTGTGAAATGAATACAGGCGAGTACGATAATATACCTGTGGTCTGGTCAAGTTCAGGGTATAATTCAGCGGTAAACGGAAGCTATGTAATAACTGGAGCAGTCAGGGGATCACCGACCGCGGCATCCGTAACGGTATGGGTATTACCAGCTGCTACAAATTGGTTAGACCTTAGAGATAACACACTTCACACCCACGGCATTGACAACATTGACGCGCTCGTTACTGCGATTACTGGTAAGAATGGATCAAGCGCTACACAAACACCAACAGCTTTATTAATTAATAGACCTTCTGGAAACGTGGAGGGGGTTTATTTCAATACTCAGAGCGCCCTAGTTTGGGGCAATACAACATCTTTTAATACATGGCACACTGATACCAATTGGAGTGTATTTGTTGTATGGTATCAATTACCCGTAGGTACCACACATTTTGGCCCGATAATATCAAACAACGGTGGATCCAGCGCATCCCAGGGATTCAGTTTATTTGTAGACAATAGAGCTTCCAGTAGTAGAGCTTATGCGCTTAACTGTGTTGTTTCAAAAGCGGTTGTGGGGCAGGTTCCTATCAATCATTTTTCAGCCAATAATCTAATTACGCCAAACGCATGGAATTGGGCGGAAGTTAAGTTTGATGGGACTACGTTTACAATGAATGTAAATGGTACCTCTTCAACGTCTGTTCCCGCCATTGCTTTTGGATCTGGTAACGCCACAAATGCAATGTACGTTGGCCACGTTCCAGCACTTACAAGTTTAGCGGGTGGCAATTTTTATTTGTCCCATGTTTACATGACAAACACCCATGTAACGGGTGCCACAGAAACGTTACTACAATCCTGGGCGGCGGACGTTGGGGAAAGCGTCTTTGAAGAGCCGGCATTTGTATACCTATTTGCAGGTCAATCGAATATGGCCGGACGTGCTTTAAACTCCGGGATAAGTTCGGATCTAAACGGACAAACAGGGGCTTACACTTATGTTATAAAACCAACCCCGCCGACACAGACAAATGGTAGCGGGGCGGTTGATTCAGAAAGCTATTGGGAAAAATGGGAGTTAGGCAGAAATCAAACTACCGAAAACGTCGCTACGCAACACGGCATGGATGCCAGATTTGGCAAGATGATGCACGACGCGAAAAAGAATTGCTACATAATGAAATCAGGTGTAGGGGGTACGCCGTTGATTTCAACAGTTACATATAATGATTGGAACGTAAGCCACAACGAGCTTTATGATAAATACCGGATCCAAATATTAAACGGTCTTTCAGAGT